CCCCGCCGATGCGCCCATCGCATCCCGCGATGCCGCGCCAGCATCCCCGCGATCCCCATCGCGCAACCCGCCCACGCGATCCCCGTCCCGCGAGCGCTCGAAACCCCCCAAGGGGTACCCCTCTTTGTATATGAATAAGCACCCCCTCCCATACCACCCCATATATTTCGAGGGCACGAAAGTAAGGCGGAAGTGCTGTGGGGCGGTTCCACTTGTTCCGGTATCAAATCTCCTTTCCTGACGGGATGACGGGTTCTGAATAGTTGTTCCAAAGTATTCCACGTGAGAGATGTATAGTGAAATCTCTGGGAAAAGTATTCAGAACTATTCAGCCCGTCAGCCGATCAGGCCGAATAGATAGCCCGAGATATTTCTTTCCGTGCTCGCTGTGGGTCCTCTTGAATTTTCTGACCATTCGGTTGCCGAACGATGTCTGGGTAAGGGAGTCTGCGTTGATCCCCTCGGCTTTTGCCTTCCAAGCGATGTAAGTCTTGTAGAGTCTACTGGATAGCTCTGATTTCCCCTCCCCCAGCTCACAACACGATTCGAGGAACTCCGAGAGTGGATCGCTCTCTTCCCGGTACTCCCTGGTTGCGGATGTTACTTCTTCTGGTGGGCACAGTCCCTCGACCTTCCACGCCACCGCGCCAGCCACCATCCAAGCGAGGATCCCAGGAGCCTCGGCGCGGAGCTTCAAGAACAGATCCCTGTCGGCGCGAGAGCCGAGAAACTCCTGCTCGAACGGCACGAGATGCACGCGCCTCCAGAACCCCTCGGAGTCGTCGCGTACAACAGGGCGATGATTGAAGGCGAGCCAGAGCTTGAACACGGGGGTGAAGGTGAAGAATTCCTTGAAGTGGAAGCGTGCGGAGATCGTGTCGCCGCCGGTGATCGCTTTCACGCGAGCCTCGTTGAGGCGAGTGTCCTCTCCTGTCTCGCTCGCGGTGACGAATCGGACGCTCGTGAGAGCCGCGAGATCGTTGGTGGCGCCTTTGCTGTCGTGAGCTTCGAATGTCGAAAAGGGTGTCGCGGTGGCGAGAGAGCCGAGAATGGAGTGGACAGTTTCGAGGAGCGTCGATTTCCCGTTTGCACCCGTGCCGTAGCAGGCGAACAAACACTGCTCCGATGTGCTGCCGGTGAGAGAGTACCCAAGGGCGCGTTGCACGAACGAGATGAGCTGTGAGTGTCCGTTGAATATGCTGTCGATGAACGCGAGCCAACGGGGAGCGGGCGCGAGAGGGTCGAAGGGGATCGGAGAAGCGCGGGAAATGAGATCGGATTGCGCCCCTGAGCGCAAGGATCCGTCTCGAAGGTCTACGACCCCGTTCGCCGCGCCGAGGAGAAGAGGATCGCGGTCCCACAACCCGCTCTCGACTCGTATCGCGGGGTCGGTTTCGGAAAGTTTGAGGAGATCCAGGATGGGTCGAAGGTTCTCGCTGCGCAATGAGAAGGTGACTTCCTTCTGAATCTTCTGCGGGTCGTCGTGTCGGCGCATGGAGCGCATTCCGCGGAACCTCATAGTGTGCTTCGCAAGCTCCATCGCCTCCGCGGAGGCGCCCGGACGCCACGAATGCTCCCCCCAGACGAGCCAAGTGCCTCGATCAGGGTCGAAACGGAGGTGATCGCCGTGTCGTTCGATGAAGAATTCCGAGTTTCCGAGGCCGGAGCAGTTGAAGTCTCTGGAAAAGGAGGAATCTTCGGGTGGAAGGGGGACTTCGGAGAGCGGTGGAGGGGCGGAGGCGACTGGATCGCGCCGTTTTCGAGGCATCTGGGTCTCCTTCGGCCAAGGAGAGCGAGACTGAGGCCGCTGGGCCGATGTGGGAGCAACCCCACAACAGCGGCCTCAGCCTATGACCCTCACTTCAAGAGGGGAAGTCTACAGTACCAGGGCTCCATTGTCAACAAAAATCGAGCGGTGATCAAATTTCAGGGTTCACGGCGTCGAGTGTGCTCCTTCATGCCCCCTCCCTCACCACCGCCTCTATCATCTTCTCCACCGCGGCCTTCGAGATGTCGTACCGCTTCACAATGCGCTCCTGCCGGCTCGTGGTGAGCCCGAGGCTCGCAAGGATGGCCTTCGACGCGGCCACGCTCGCTCCAGCGGCCTCCACAGCCCTCTGCTGCGCCCAGAACTCCAGCGACTCCACCGCACTCAGGCCCGCGACGAGCAACTTCTCCCTCAGCGCCTGCACGCCCTCGGCGCTCCCCAGCACCCGCCGCAGCTCCGACTCGAACAGCAGGAACGGCGGCGACTGCACGAGCTGCCGAACAAGCTCCTCCTCCACATCGAGGCTCCGGGCGATCTGCTCGTCGCTGAGCCCCATCGACCTGGCGTGCGCGGTGGTGATCCACAGCCGATAGGTCTGCGCGTCGCACCTCTCCACGATGCTTGCCACTGACGAGCCGAGGCGCTTGAGTGCGTCGCGCATCTCCGTGCGGCTCGACGTCCCTCCTCTGGTCTGCCGAATGACATGCCGGAGTTTATTCGGCACCTTTGGCCCCGCGCTGAGTTTGCGGCGCTTCCGGTGGTACAGCGCCGACCGCCACACCTTTGTCGTCGGCTCGAAGGTCCACCCACGGTCTAGCAGTCCCGCGGAATCACACTCCACGCCGCGCAGGTGCTCGGTGCCGCAGTCCTGGCACGGGCTCCCACCACGACCAATGGGGATCCCATGTGGGCCTCCCTGGGTTTCTCTGCTGCGAGGGCGGTTCTTGCGGAGTGGAACAGGCGACCCGCTCGACGATAGCCGCACTGGAACGAGTGGAGCCGCGGGTGCGGGAGAGGTCGGTGGCTCGCCCTCGCTGGCGATCACCGTCTCCGACGAGTTGCCCGCGGCGCTGGGAGAGGGAGAAGCCCCAGCCGCCGCGGGCGTGGTGGAGGAAGGGGCCTGGGAGACCGCTTCCTCGTGGGAGGAGCAAGCAGATGAACCGTCGGGCTCGTTCACCACGGGAACGGTACAACGACGCAGGGGAGGAGTCAAGAGGCGTACTCCGTGCTACCATTTCAGAGCTATGAACTCCAGGTCTCGTAGGCGCCGTGGTCGAGGTTTCTGGGCTTCCTACAGCCGCCGTCGCTCCTGGGCGATCCTACTGTGGAGACACCTGATTGTCCTCGCCGGGGATCGGTGTCTCTGCTGTGAGATGCAAGGGATCCCTCTGACCATCGATCACGTCGTGCCTCTGGGTCTCGGAGGGCAGGACGACATACGCAACATCCAACCTCTCTGTGGCCCCTGCAACGCGGCGAAGAACGACTCCCCCGGTCTCCGTTGCGCCGACTACCGGACTCCCGAGATCCTTCGCTTCGAACACCTCTCCTGGTCCGAGCAGGTTCGGTGCATCGTTTCCAATGGGCCTGTCCGCTTCTCCAGTGGCCCCGGCTGGGAATGGACCATCGCCTGATGCCCTACTCCCCCGAGATCCCCGGCCACCCCCTCCTCCCTCTCGACCCCATCGAATCCCGCACTTTCACCCGCGACCTCCTCTTCGCTGGCATATACGGTCTCGCCGAGAACACCTCGAAGGTCTGGCTCGCAACCCGCGCCCGAGCCCGCCGAGACCTCCTCTGGGCCTGTCGCAACGTCCTCAACCTCGACCGGCTCGACGAGGCGCATCACCGGCCCCCGGCGGACTTCATCATGTCCGTGTGCAAATCACCCCACGGCTTCGGGAACCTCCGCGACCCCCGCGGCAACGGCAAGACCTCCCTCAGCACTCGTGGCGGCACGGTCTGGGTGCTCATCCAAGACCCCATCGAGTGCATCGAACGCGGCTGGCCGATCCGAGGGCGCGAGAGCCGCATCGGCATTACCACCCTCAAGATGGACCTCACCTATGACTTCATGCGCGTCGCCCTCGACGACATGAACAACGAACTCCTCCGCTGGGCCTTCCCTGAACTCTTCCCCAGCGCCCCCCGCCGCTGGAGTATCAAGGGGATCGAACTCCGTCGCGGCCTCACCGAGGAGCTGGAGAGCCTCCGCGATCACCCCCTGTTCGCCACATACCCCTCCCAGACCAAATGGCCCGACCCGACGATCTCCCCCCGCGCCCTCGAATCCGGTGTCGCCGGCCCGCACTCCCACGGCGAATTCATCGACGACCCTGTGAACACGAAGACTTGGAACTCCGAGACGAACATCGACAACGCGATCCACGGGATCCGGCAGCTCTTCTCCGTCACCCGCCCGGAGCAGGGGTTTCGCCTCGTCACCGGCAATCACTGGACCGCCGGAGATGTCGCCGACACCATCGACCGCCAGGACGGCAACTGGCGCGTCTTCATGCGCTCGATGACCGCGTGCACGCTGTGCCGCGACGGTTGGCCCACGGACAGCTCCGGCATCCCCGAGCGCCGCGCCGACAACCGCTGGGTCCATCAGCACGCCGACGCCGACGGCACCCCCCTTCCGACCTTCACCTGGCTTATGAAAGAAGCCGACGGCTCCGTCCCTGATGCCGCCGTGATCTACGCCGGCTGCGCCACCAAGCACATCGCCATGAGTCAGTACGAGAACTCCCCCTACGACTCCGAGGCGACGACCTGGGATTCCAAAACCCTCCCGCGCTTCCGCTACTTCGACGTGCCCGGCGCCATCACCGACCCGCCGAAACTCGGCTGGCGTCTCGCCTACCCCAGCACCACAACCCCCGGCGACCTCACGACCCGCCTCTCGGACCTGCGGATCGGCATCACCTACGACCCGGCGCACGGCGCGGACGAGGGAACGTCTCGACACGCGATAGCCGTGTGGGGCTGGCTCCCCGACGACCGCTTCGCGTGGCTCGAATCCTACACTTGGCCCAGCGCTGACGCCCTCGACGCCCTCGACACCCTCGTCTGGCTCATCCACCGTCTGCACCCGAACAAAGTGGGCATCGAGTCGGTGGGGTATCAGCGCGTGATCCGCCCGCTCATCTGGCGCGAACTCGAAGCCCGTCGCACCCCCTGCTGCTTCGTTCGCGTCACCGACCCGAAGCGCCTCGGCTGCACCGTCCACCGCCTCGACCCGCTCGTTCGCTCCCCCATCGCCGAAGACGACATCATCCCGATCCCCCGCACCCGCGAACAAGGCCGAAAGTCCGCGTACATCCGAGACGCCCTTGGCCCGCTCATCAACACCCGCGCCATCCTCCTCCCCGCTTCCCCTGCTCCCGGTGCCGCCGAGTCCTCCCACGCCATCGACGTGTTCCCCGTCACGATCACCGACCTCATCGACGCCGCCGCGATGATGCCGCACCTGTTCGAGGGTCGCCCGCCGGCCACGCGGGAGGCCAAGATGGAGCGGCGCCGGACGTTGAAGTTCCGCCAGCTCCGCCATCGCAAGACCGCCGGGGTGACGGGGTACGGGGACTTCGGGCGGCGCCCGCGATGACACCCACCACACGAGTTCCCCTTGACACCTCGCACGCGCAGGAGTAGCGTTGCGAGGTGGCTGGACTCGGCCGGGGGGCGCGAAAGGACCACAGACCCATGCCCAAGTCGAAACTCTCCCGCCGCAAGGCCGCGAAGATGCTCCACGAGGGGAAGGCGCAAGGGCACCCCCTTACGAAGGCGCAGAGGGGGTATTTCGGCGTCGTGGCGTCCGGGAAAGCGCGCAAGCGAAAACGGCGGCACTCATGAGTCTCCTCCGTACCCTCCTCTTCGCTCGCCGCCTCTATCACTTCCTCAAGGAGACCCCAGACATGCTCTCCAAACTCTTCCCCAGCACGAACGGTCCCGGCGTGTCCAAGAAGATCCTCGTCCTCTTCATCACTGGCACCCTCCTCCCCGTCCTCAACCTCCTCGACACCCCGATGTGGATCGTCCAGGGCATCGGGCAGCTCGGGGCGATCTACCTCGGCGGGCAATCTCTGGCAGACGCCGCTGGGGCGTATGGGAAATCCAAGAATGGCACTGGCAGCCACTGAGTCTCGCGCTCGCACAGTCTCTGCGCCCCCCTTGCAGTTCGTCTGGCGCCGCACCGTGATTCGCCACATCGAAGACCCCCCGAACGTCTACGCCCTCTACTCCTGCACCGAATGCGGATGCAGCATCGAGGCCCGCGAGGGTGAGATCCTCGCTTCCCTCGACGCGCACTGCAAGCTCTGTGAGCCTCGCTGACATGGCGCCCCGGAAGAAGGCATCGAGCGCGCTCGCCGTGAGCCCCGCCCCCGAGGCCCCCTACCTCCTCAAGCTCACCCCCGCTCAACTCACCCGCCTCGAATCCCAGATCACCATCGCCTACGAGCACCACATGCGGGTGCTTCGTCCCTACCACACCAAGATCAAGCTCTGGCGCGACCTCTACGACGGCGGCGACGCGGTGCGCCCGACCCCTGAATCCCGTCCCTGGTCCGACGCCTCGGCGATCTTCTTCCCCCTCCCGCGGATGGTCGCCGACACCGCCTCCGCCCGCATCACCCAGACCCTCACCCAGCAGCGCGACTTCCTTGCCGTCGAGGCCACGATCCAATCCTCCGACTACTCCCGTCTCTCCGGCGGCGGCGACTTGCTTGAGGACATCAACGCCTTCCGCCGTGGCGCGAACGAGATCCTCTGGGACGAACGCCAAATCGACATCCGCACCGTCGCCGACCAGCTCGCCTCCGAGTCGAGTCAGATCGGCACCTGTATCTCTCGCACCGCTCACAGCTTCCGTCGCGCCCCCCGCAAGCTCCAGATCGACGGTCAGGGATCGGTGTTCACCGCGGAGAACCTCACCCTCTCCGACCGCGTGGAGATCCGCGTGATCCCGATGGAAGCCTGCGTCTGGGACACCACCGCTCGCATCTCGAACGACATCTCCTTCTTCACCTACCCCTTCGAACTCAGCTACCCCCTACTCAAGAACGACCCGACCTTCAACGAGGCCACCGTCGCCGACATCCTGATCCACCCTGACAGCACCCCCACCGACTCCACCTCTGATCGGATGCGCCGTGCCCATCTCGACCCCTCCACAGGTCCGATAGAGGAGGTACAAGACTCCAAGGGCGTCCCGCACCCCGTACCCTTCGGCTCCCGCTACACCCTCCACGAGGTCTATCTCCGCAACATCGACGTGAACGACGACGGAACACTCGAAGACGTGATCGTCACGTGGCACCGCGCCTCCCACAAAATCGCCCGCGTGATCCTCTTCCACTACATCCACAACGAATCCCCCATCGACTTCCTCTGGTATCAGCAGCGCCACAACCACCCCATCGGCCAAGGCGTCATCGAACCCGGCGAGACCCTCGCCGCTGGCGTCAACACCATCGCCAACCAGACCATCGACGCTCAAACCATCCGCAACACCCCGACGATCATCACCGACGAGAACTCCGAGGCGGCGGACGACCTGGAAGCCGACGGCTGGCACCCCGGACAGATCCTCCGCAAGCGCACGGGGCAGGAGATCAAAACCCTCGAATTCGGCCAGTCCAGCGCCGTGCTCTCCCTCTCGATCTTCGACCGCTTCGTGGACATCTACTTCCGCATCAACCACCTCGGCCCGGCGCAATTCGGCGACGTGCGCTCAGCCCAGCGCGCCCCCGCGGACCTCGGGCAATCGATCATGCTCGAAGGCTTCGCGCTCCTGGATAAAGTGATCTCCCGCTTCCGCTCCACCCTCACCAGCGTCTGCTCGAAGGCGCTCGCAATCACTTGGCAAACGAACCCCGCTGCGTGGGCTCGCGCTGTCGGACCCGAGGATTTCGCCAAGATCAAGCGCCTCATCGGTACCCTTGGCTGGAACGGTCTCTCGCTCGACCTCAACATCTCCTCCGCCGCGCACTCCCGCGAACTCGACCGCCAGAACACCGGCGCGGCCTTCCAGTCTCTCGGTCAGTACCAGCGTGCGATCCTGGAGGTCATCGGCCTCGCGTTCGGCACCGTGGACCCCAAAACCGGCGAACCGCTCCCCCAGAACCAGCTCCTCCAATCCACCGCCGCGAAGTTCATCCGATCTACTCAGATCGCCATGCGGCAATTCTTGGACAAGTTCCCGAACATCACCGACCCCGAGGAACTCACCCCCGACGTGGCGAGCGACGTGGAGGCCGCGGCAGCCGCAGTGACCAGCGGCGGCTCTCCCATTGCCGGTCAAGCCGTGTCTCCGCTTGCGCCGGTGTTCGCTGGTCCGGGCGCCGGGGCGATTCGGCAGGGAGCCATGTGATGCAGGTATTTCACGATATCGTCTCCAGCCCAGGCCTAGTGGAGGTCTACGTCAGGAAAACCGAAACCGGAGAGGATCTCCTGCACCTCATGATCTTTCCGAGAGGAGAACTCCTGGAGATCCTCCTCGTGGACAAGAAAGACTTCGTTCCGGTGGTGAATGTCCGGTACGATTCTAAGGCTGCCGTCGATGCCGCGGCGCCTCAGCAGGGAGCGCTCTGACATGTCCCTCCGAGTCCAGGTCCAATGCAAGCGCTGCGGCACCCGCACCGAACTCCCCCCCGGCAGCGCTCCGGCACCTCTCTGCGGCACGTGCGCCAAGCACTCCGGCGCTCCACACCCCGACACTCTTCTAGCGAATCGCGCCTACCGTGCCATGAAGCGCCTGCACGGCATCGATCCCGAAACCGGCGCCCGTAAGCTCTCCCCGTTCCAGCGCGGCGCGTTCGCGTTCGTGAGGCGGCAGCGATGAGCGCCCCAAGCCCCTTCGAGATTCTCTACACCTCCACAGCGTTTCAGGATCTCCTCCGCGACTTCAACCGGGAGCGCGACGCCACCCTCGCCGAGCACGTCGCTGCGGTCCAATCCGCTCGCTCCCTCGACGCCGCCACAGCCTCCATCTTCGCTGCCGGCGCCGTCTCCGGCATCGACCGAATCTTCTCCATCATCAACCGCCGGCTCAAGAAGTCGGCGAGACCCGTGGAGTCCTGACATGCCCGAAAAACCCCCCGACGCCAAAGCCACCGTAGACCGCCTCCTAGAGGGCCTCTCCAAGCTCGACGAGACGATCCGAGCCCGCGCACAAGACCCGCCTCGTAACACTCCTCCGCTTGTCGATCCCAACGCTCCACCTCCTCCCATTGTCCCCACCGCCGTCGCCGACAAGTTCGACGAACTTATCAACGCCGGCAAGGGCCGCGAGGCCATCGAGTTCTTCGCTCGCCACATGCAGGACACCACCGTCGCCCCGGCGCACGGCCAGATGAAAGCCCTCGCCCGCGCTGCCGCGAACGCGAACCTCTCCCAGCTCCGCTCGAAGTACGGCGAGAAGTTCACGAAGCGCGAACTGCTCTTCCGCGAGCAGCAGCGCGTCGCCAGCGTCCCCGACGAGTGGCTCATGGACATGGACACCTGTGAGCGCCTGTTCGCCCTCACCATCGGCGCCGATAGAGATGCCTACGTGAAGGAGGAATCGGAATCCCTAATCGTCGCCGCCGTGACCGAGCGCGAGGCCCAACTTCGCGCCGAATCCCTCCCGCTCCTCGCCCCGATCTCCGCGATCACCCACGCCTTCCCCGAGACCGAGCGCGAGCGCGTCACCAACGTCCTCAAGCACGCCGGGTTCGAAGACGACGAGGTGATCCGCTACCTCCGTTCCCGCATCGAGGACTACAACTCCCGCGGCGCCAACATCACTTGGCCCGCGATCATCCGGCAGATCGAGAAGCAATCCTCCCCGCGGCACACCGTGACGCACGGCGTGGGGCCGTTTAGGAAGCGCACATGGACCATGACTGGTGAACACCCGGAGGATGAACGCGCCGAAGCCGAAAGGCGTGCAGCCGCCACTCGGGCTGCCGCAGGAGCCTGAACTCGTAATGCACACGATCTACTAGTACATACTGATCTAGTAGATCCTCTCCGTGGAGTCTCAAGTGGAACTCGCAAAGAAGGGCCTCAACGACGGTGAGACGATCCAGATCCGCACTCTCGCCACCGCGTTCTCCAAGGAGCGCGGCATCGCTTTCAAGGAAGCCAAGGCGCAGGTGATCAAACTCCTCCGCCGCGCTGGGATCTCCAAGAGCGTCACCGGCAAGCCGATCTACGGCACGCAGAAGGTGCTGATCGCCGACGCCGAGCGCGCTCTCGCCAAGGCCGCACTCCCTCCAGTCCCCCTCGACACCCCCTCCGTCACCGCCCGTCTCGACACCCTCCGCACCGCTTCCGACGCCGTGCTCGCACAAGTTCCCGCCCCCGCACCTCAAGGCGGCACCGGCGATCTCGAAACCGATCCCGTCGATGAATCCGCGTTCATCGAGGACGCCGCCCGTGACACCGGTGGTTTTCCTCCAGTCCCCAACCTCCCCGCCGAGTACGTCCACCTCTTCGTCAACCGCTCCCCGGCTCGCGTGATGCACTTCCACCAGCGCGGGTGGCGCGCACCCACTAACCCCGCGACGCTCCTCAAGTGGGACCCCTCCGGCCTCCTCCTCAAGAAGCGCCTCGCCGACGGCCGCGTGTACCACGAAGACACCGTTCTCATGGTCCTCCCACGCAAAATCTGGAACGCCCGCCAAGCCGCTCGCTCTACCTTCCGCTCCGACCGCTCCGCCGAGGTCGTCGAGACCTTCCACGAGAACATCACCGAGGCCCAGCGGCAGCTCCACGATCAGCACGGTCTCAAGGGCAGCGAGCACGTCGCCTCGATCCATCTCGAAGACGACGAGATCCAAGATCGCGCAAAGTTCTCGAAAGCCAAGAAGGCCGGCGCTCCCCCGAAAGCCTTCACCGATCTCGCCTCCAGAGGGACTCGCACATGACGACTTGTATTCTGGACTCGATCCTCCTTGTCTCTACTCTCTCAGACTCCCTCGAACCGATCCTACGTGAGATCGTTGCTGCTCCTGGAGACCCCAACCTGTGACCCCCAAGCCCCCGAAGCTCTGTCCAAAATGCCTCGCTCCTCTCCTCCCCTCCGACCCCCAGCAAGCCTCCCCGAACCCCTCCGACATCAGCTACCGAAAGGAGCACACCGTCTGCCCCACACCTCGCCAAAAAGATCCCCCTTCCTCTTGACTCCTGCACCCCCGTGCCGCACCCTCCTCTCGTAACGCCCGCATAGAGCGGCGACGAGGAGCACCCGATGCCGACCACTACCTCAACCTTCTCAGGCTTCTTCGAGCCGATTCTGCGCGAGATCACCAACCAGTCCTTCCGCTCCCAGCCAACCGAGTACACCTCGGTCATGCGAACGATCTCCTTCGCCAAGCACACAGAGACCTTCCAAGAGTTCGCCCAGCTCGGCCTCGCCTACGACAAGGCCGAACTCGCTCCCATCGTCTTCGACGACCCGATCCAGGGCGGTCGCAAGGAATACCAATCCCGCGTCAAGGCCCTCGGCTACAAGTTCTCCTACGAAGCCGAGGAGGACGACAAGTACGGCGTCGTCGTCGGCGTGGTCAGCTCGATGGGCGACTCGTTCCGCGAGACCCAGGAGATCGACGCCGCGACCGTCTGGAACCGCTGCTTCGCCGCCGACACCCCTGGCACCGACCTCCTCACCTACGACGGCCTCAGCATCGTCAACACCGCTCACCGCCGCCTCGACGGAGGCCCCAACCAGTCGAACCTCTTCACCGGCGACATCTCTCTCGCTCTGATCCAGTCCTTCCGCTACCACTACCGCAACCTCCGCAACGACCGCGGCTTCCGCAACCAGGGCCACAAGCTCTCGAAGATCGTCATTGCCCCGGACGCCACGACCGAACCTCTCCTCGACCAGATCCTCGGCGGCTCCGGGATGCAGCCCTTCACCTCCGACAACACCCCGCACGAACTCGGCGCGATGCGCACGGGCATCCAGAAGGTCGTCTACTCCTACCTCGACGACACCGACCGCACCATAGCGCTCAGTAACCTCGCGCTCTCCAAGTCCGACGGTCCCTTCTGGGCCAACCGCCGGATGCTCTCAATGACCTCATGGGACGACGACGAGATCCAGGGCTCCTGCCACGCAGGCTCGTACCGCTGGTCTCAGGGCTGCCCGGACTGGCACGGGATAGCTGGTTCGACCGGGGTTTGATGATGAAACTGTCTCTCGAATACGTAGCCGGACTCGTGGACGGAGAAGGCTGCATCAGTCTAATAAAATCGGGGAAGTCGAAAAACTCCGTGTCAGTACGTCGTTACCCAAGAGTTGTCGTAACGAACACACACTTCGGAGTTCTTCTTCTGGCCGAGCAGTTCGGTGGAAGGGTTTACGTGCATCAAAGACCTGGGGAAGTAACGAAGACCGGAGTTCGCGCCAGTAAGCCGTGCTTCAATTGGCAAACTGGATCTAAGCAGGCACGAGATCTCTTGACGGCTATTCTTCCCTTCCTGGTGATTAAGCAGGCGAAAGCAAAAGCAGTTCCGGCGCAGGACGACTACGGGAAGCCCCGTCGTAAACCTGTCGCGGTTTACAAAGTTGATCGTGGCTTGATTCAAGAAGCGCCTCCACTGGCGTTCGAGGCATAGAGGACTCAGATGGCGATCACCAACAACACCCTCACCCGCGGCGGCATCCGACCGGCCAACGACTTCGGCAGTGGGGGCACCTACCCCTCGGCCCCGACGTGGTACGGCTGGGTCGTGGAGAACGACTCCTACCCCAGTGGCGCGCCTCTGATCCTCAGCGGCACCGCGGGCGAACTTGGGCTCGTCGATTTCGGCGCCGCTGAGATCGCCGATGACGCCTGCTTCGGCGTCTCCGTTCGTATGTCCCCTCGGCGCCAAGACCTCGCTCCTCTGACCTCCGCCACCGCTCCCGCCACCGCTCTTCCGTGGCAGCGCACTGTTCCCGCAGCCGTCGCTCCCGACTACGCCAACCCCGCCGACGAGACGAGCGGGATCCTCTTCCACCCCTTCCTCCCCGGCATGATGTTCGCGGCGCACCACGTCACTTCCGCTGCGGACAACGACGGAGGCTCCGACCGTACCTCCGCCGCAGGCAACATCTACGACGGCCCCGTGAACATCTCCTTCGGCCGAACCGTCACGGGCGTCTCGAACATGCAAGACATGGACTACAACATCGCTGATGAGTTCGTCCTCCTGAACACCGACGCGAATGCCATCGTCGGCGACCACTGCGTCATCATGGGCTTCGCCAACCCGCAGCCGATTAGCACCGTCGCCGCTGTTCCCGGTGGCCCGGCAGTCCTCAACGTCGGCACGCAGCAGAACTGCCTCGTCTTCTTCACCGTCGTCGCGGCGGGGTCGATACTCTTCTAGGAGCCCTCGGTGGCAAGCACCCATTCCAGCGGCCCGGTCGTCGAAACCGGGGTCGTGAACTCTCAGCAAGCCGCGAGGAGCAGCGTTCGGGGCCTCGTCGCGTTCATCCCCGCGTGCCAAGCCTTCCTTACCACGACCCAGACCAACTGGCTCGCCAACCGCCGTGGCAACGGTCAGTTCAGCATGCGCCACGCGAACGTGGACGAGACCAGCGTGGTCGGTTTCGCCATCACCGGCGCTCTCTTCAACGTCGTAGACGCCGCGGTCGCGGAGCGAGGCGAACGTGCTCGTGGTGCCCGTGTCAACGCGCTCCAGTTCTCGATGATCAACCCTGCGACAGGCGGCGCCGCTCTCGACGCCGCTCCGACACTCGCCTGCTTCCTCCAATCCTACGCCGCGGATGCCGTGGCCTTCGTTGTGGGTGCAGCCGTCGCCGTGACGGCCAATGTCGCCGCGGTCGTCACGACCAGCGACACCTTGCAGCGCCGTCCGCGCTGGACTCTCGACACGCCACAGATCATCTCCGCTCTCAACCAAGTTCTCTTCGCCGAACTCACCATCAACCACGCCGCCACAAGCGATCTCGAACTCGAAGGCTGCATCATCGAATACGATCTGCTCACGTAGAGTGGGACTTCCCATGCCCCCGAAGCTCCGCAAGCAGCCAAAGAAGCCCCCCGAGCCCAGCGCAGTGTCTCGCGCTCGTTCCGCAGGCTCCAAGCGCCAGCGCTTCTCCGGCACCGTCACCGACGCTACCCCCGTCACCGACCCCACCCAACGGCGGCTCAAGGAGGCCGAAAGCTCACTTCGCCGGGCCGCAAGGAGATAGCCCCTCATGGCCCGAGTGCCCTGGCACCTCGCTGGACCCACACGCAACCTCCCCATCGCCGCGACAGGCGGGGTTCCGATTGTCCTCGCACCCCCACACCCGAGCGCCGGCCAAGCCTGGACAATGGCGAAGTGCAAGCCCACCGCGGCCGTCATCGCCACCGCCACGACCCTGACCCTCGCCACCACCGCGACATGGAATGAGGCAGAAGCGTGGGCGACACTCCGAGTGACCGCCGACCGCCTCCGCGACACCTCCTTCCGCTGGATGGGCCGCGTCTACCGCATCACCGCCCACTCCGTCGCCGCGCTCATCACCTGGACTCCAGCTCTTGTCGATCCCATCGGCGCGAACGACGACATCGAGATCCAGGCGGATCTCCCCCCGATTCTGTCGTACCTCCTCCTCGACACCGCGGGCGTGGCGATCCAGTGGTCCATGAGCGAGGACGACACTCCTGTGGAAGCCGAGATGGCGGACCTTGCGAACGGCGAGAGCGAGATCCTCGTAGACACAGATCAGATCATCGGCACCCCCGCGAAGAAGGTGCAGATCGTCGGCTCAGGCGCCGCCGGGTCTGCGCAGGTCCGATGCTTCGCAGCCTAGCGGCACTCGCAGCGGCACTCGTTCTCACGGCGGGCGCGGCGTTCGCGGATCCGGGGATCGGCGGCGGCATCTTCGGCTCCCCGGAGAACCCGCGGGTCATCGAGGTCTGCTCGACGTGCGCCACGACCGTCATCTGTGGTGCAACCTGCTCCAGCGCTACTTCCGCCTGCGCCGCTGGAAGCGCCGTTGCAATCGCCGCGCAGACCGCCTCGATCACCAACCCGATCACGATCAAGGCTCGCCCCGGCGTTTACAACGAGTGCGTCGTCATCGAGATGACGGATCTATCCCTCGTACTCGATCCCGGTGCTATCGTCAAGCCGACAGTAGCGGCGGTTCTTGACGTAACTGGCGGGGTCCTTCGCATCGGCCCCAATAACGACGGTGTGACACCGACCCGCATCAAGATCCAGGGCGGCACATACCACAATAATGCTTTCAGTGGCCCCGAATCTGGATGCCAGATTGGTGCCGAGGGAGGAACAAGAGCTGTCGGCGAGATCACGTTCGACGGCGTGACATGCATTGGACTCCATGATGGACTGCAAGCGGCTCCTCTTAGTAGTGTCACGTCCCAATTGACATTCAGGAATGTTCTAAGTATCTCCGGCCACGATTCCTGTGCTTTCAAGAACGGCGACCCCGATTCTACGGTCATAGCCAACGGGCTTACGTGTCTTTCGTGGTCGAATTACTGCGCCCCAGCGAGCGGTGTCAACTTCACGTCCTGCGGTACCGGCAACGATACAACCCACATGTGCATCACGTCGGGGCCGGCAGCCGATTCTCTCCGGGGAATTGAACTGACACTAGGAACCTGCGCGGCAGCGGGGGCCTACACCGTTACAGCCAACACCACCTCGCTTCTTACGTTTACTCCGGCAGCAGGAGTCGCCACAGACGCCACATGCACTATCAATTTGACCACAGTGAACGACGAGGACTCGCTCTGCACTGACGACTGGATCACGCTCAATTCCCCCTGGAAGTCAGCAGCGCTTCATTTCGCCAATACAGCAAACGGATCTTATACCTTCGCTAATTTCACCGGCAGAACCATCATCAACAGCGGCCTTGGAGGAGCGGCTGCCACAGGCGCTACGGCATCGGTCATCTCCAGCATCTCGAACTCTGGCGCCGTGGTGATCGACGGTCTGACGGGAGAACTCCAGATCAACATTGACTCTTTCAACGATGACACGCCTGCGGATTCGGTCATACCTGTTGGCGGTATTATCATAACGAGCGAGCCCGTGAATCTCTCCATCTCCAACGGCTTCATTAAAGTCCGCAACACCGCCGATCCCGACATGAACATTGGCGGGGTCAAAATGGGGCTTGTAGGCGGCGGCACAGGAGCCCTCAAGCTGTCGCGCATCGTCTTTGACGTAGATTCGACAGTCGGCGGCTACGCGGCGACAACGCGGGATCTCTGGTTCCTCGATGACGCCCTGGAGACTCTTGCTGTTCAGGATATCACATCTCTCCGAAACGGCGGTACAGTGCAAGCCCTGTGGTCCACGACGGCAACTCCGGTTCTCACAGGGAACTGGTGCGATCATCAATATTTTGTCAACCTGAACCCCAACGAAGCCGCCGACGCCTTCGCTTCATTCTCCTCGAAGGAAGTCGTGGGTGGCACAAGCGCCCAGAACGCCACGGAAACGAGCGTAGACGATACAAGGACTCCGAAGGCTCTGTGGTTCCGGGATCTCAATGTCTTGGTGGATGTAGCTCCGGCCACTACGGATTCCTGGGATCTAACGCTCATGGATGATGGAGTCGCTACGGCTGTGACGTGTCAGATCCTCGGGGCGGCCACGACATGCACCTACTCGGGGTCTCCCGTCCTTGTCGCGGTTGGATCGAAGATCGACATGAGGATCGATCAGACAGCAACCCCGGCGCTGGCGGCTGAGATGCTTATCGGTGTGTGTGCTGCGCCGTGATCCTCCTCGCCACCCTCCTCGCCACCTGGACCCTCGCCACGGATTGCGCTCCGCTCGCCCACTGCCCACGCACCACCCACTACCAGTTCGAAGTCCTCCGCGTTTCGATGGTGCCCGGAACCTGCGCTGACGGCTCTTCCTGTCTCGTTGCAGGCGTGGACAGGCTCTCCCCGTCGTGCGTGGTTTCGGGTACCTCCCTTGACTGTCCCTCTCTTGCGCCCGGTGACGCCTACCTCCTCCACTGTCTACGCGCCTGCAACGCCGCAGGGTGCTCGCCGTGCGCGGAGACCTCCTGGTGAGCCCCGCCCTCGAAACCTCCCTCGTCGGCCTCCTCGGCGCCCTCACCACCGTTGCAATCTCCGTGGGCTCCATCTTCGGCGCCCGCAAATGGAACTCCTGGCGCCACGTCAACGGCCGCGACCGCCGCAGCGCCTCCCGCAACGGCACGAACGGCGGCTGCCTCCTCGCTACTGGCCGAATGCCAGATTCCGCGATGCCCAAGGCAGCTCTTGACTACTACACCAACACCACCGAACTCCTCCGCGATATCGTCAACAGCCAGGGTGATATCGTCAACCACCAGGAGCGCATCGCCGGGTGCCTCGAACGCCTCGAACGTCGCGCTGAGACCGGGGGCGACGCCCTCATTCGACTTCTGGAGCGCCACCGCGTAGACTAGCCTCGGAGGCCCCCGATGCTCGACCTCACCGACCTCACCCCCGATCTCCGCGTTCGAGTAGACGCCCTCATCGCCATCGCCAACAGCGAAGGCATCTCCGTCGTCAAGACCTCCGGCCTCCGCACCTTCGCCGAACAAGCCGACCTCTACCGCGCCTACCGCGAAGGCCGCCACAAATACCCCGCTGCTGCCCCAGGCCTCTCTCGCCACCACGGCTACTGGTCCGGCCTCACTGCCGCTGTCGATCTCTCCCCCGTCGATGCTGACCCTGACACCATCGAACACCAAAAGGACCGCCTTGGCATCCTCGCCCGTGACATCGCCCTCGTCTGGGGCGGGGACTGGAAGACCCCCGACCGCGTGCATTTCGAACTCCCCGGCCTCGATCCCTGGACCCGTTTCACCCCTCTCTGCACCGCTATAGACGCCTTTCTGAAAGCCCTCTCGCCGTGAGCACCACCATCTTCCGCCCTACATCTCAGGGCGCCGACTCCAACATGACCGCCGTTGGTCTCGTTGACGGATCCCAACAGTGGGACGCCCTCAACGAAGATCCCCGCTGGCCAGCGCTCGATCTCGACTCCCACGACGGCTGGACGACCTACCTCAGTGCCACCGTGGCGATCACCACACCCTCCAGTTTCATCTTCTCCGACCTCTGGCACCCCACGAACTTTGCCTTCGGCACACCCGCCGGATTCAGCGCTCCCCTCATCTCCTCCCTCACTTTCACCGTCGTCGCCTCTCATGGGCTCGCTCTCGGCGACGCCTCCCAGCGTGGGCTCCTCGGTCAAACTCGCCCCCTCACTCTCCACGTCCGCCGCGCCGGCGTCAGTACCGACATCGGCTCGATCACCATCACCTCCACCGGCGCAAACCCCTCTAACGACTCCATGCGCCCGTACACCTCCGTCTCCACCCTCGATCCCGTCACTGGTCTCGCGTGGGCCGGCTCCGATCTCCTCTCCGGCTCCCTGGAGTTCGGCATTCGTGGGGCCGCGGGCCTCATCGGCGTCTCCGTCTCCCAGCTCTTCGTCGCCTTCGCCGGTACCTGGAGCGAGAACTTCCACCTCCCCGGCAGCGGAGTCTTCCACCGCGGCCCGGCGATGCACGACACCGTACACATCGACTCCATCTCCGGCATCCCCTACCACCGCTCCGACCTCGCGCAAGTCAACGACCCCCGCCACCCTCACTACGGCCTCCTCCTTCGCCCGGAAGAACTCGACGACATCAACCCAGAGCCCACGGAGCCGAGGTTCGTCGAGGGGGATCTGGAGGGCCATGATGCCTGAGATATGTGGTAGGATCCCCCTGTGACCCTCGCCGATCTCCGCACCCAAGTCCGCATCCGTCTCGGGGGCAGCTCGCGTCAAGACCTCATCTCCGGCGATGGCCTCACCGCGCTCGACTACTGGATCAACTTCGCCGTCCGCGAACTCGCCCACACCTTCCGCTTCCCGCAGCTCGAACGCCTCGACTCCTCCCGTACCACCTCCACCGCCGACGCCTTCGTCTCGATCCCCTCCGACGCCTACGCCATCCGCACCGTCTTCGACATCACGAACGCCGTCTATCTCCGCCCGCTCCCCGGCGGCTTCGAAGAGTACGAGCGCACCCGAGTTCTCTCCTCCGATCAAGGCCGCCCGACACACTGGGTCCGTCAAGCCTCCAGCATCTACTTCAAGCCCCGCCCCAACGGAGCCTATGGTCTCCGAATGCTCGTCCAAGACGAGCCCGCGACTCTCGCGGCTCCGGGCGACATCCCCATCATCCCCGAAGTCTGGCACGACGCCATCATGCTCCTCGCAGTCCGCAACGGCTGGAACGCTCTCGACGAGACCTCCCGCGCAACGGCTGTCGAACAAGGCGAGTACCGCGCCTTCCTCACTCGCGTCCGTCTCCCGCAAGCCATCGAATCCCACACTCGACGCCCCCGCGGCATTCGTGCGTGGCGCGGGATACGAGATCGCCGACTCGGTATCTAGGAGCCCCTCGTGGCCTACTCCGTCGTATGGTCAAACATCCTCCCCGCCGACGCGGAAGCCGCGTCTCTTGGAGACGACCGCATCCGTGAGTTCAAGGTCCAGGTCTATGAGCGCCTCATCTTCGGCTCCGGTGCAGGGGGAACCGGTCTTGCCGACACCACCGGCACCCGTACCGTAGACACCGACCCCGCGGAGGTCAACCCCAACAAAGCCGACACCATTGCCCTCTCCCGCGGCGCCGGAGGCTGGAACGCCGTCGCCCGTGCTGCGACCTACTTCGAGGTCTTCACCAACGCCGCGAACCTCAGTGTCACCAGTACCTCGTGGGCTTCTTTCTCCACGCCCGTCACGATCACCATCCCTTCTCCACCTCTCGCCGCCGACATTGCTCACGCCAGCGGCTCTGCCCGCGACACCTCCGACTACGCGATCTTCCTCATCTTCGAAGCCACCGCGAGCCTCGGCGGCAGCTCCGGGGACATAGGCCACGTCAAGATCCGCAACACCACTGCTGCCGCCGATGTCAGCCCCGCGATCCAGGCCGCCGATGTTGACACTTTCTCCAACACTGGCAATATCCGTAGCTCCCTCTTCCTCCTCGGCCATGACTTCGGCCGCACCGCCGCGACGACCTATGAAGTTCTTGGACGCGCCACCGCCGGCGCCACTCTCCGCCTCCGCGGCGATCAAGCCTTCGACGGCACCAACACCTCCACTCGTCTCTACGCCGCGGTCTTCAAGAGGTGACACCCATGCTCAAAGACCTCCGCGCCGTCGCTCGCGCTCTCCGCTCCGCCGCGAAGTCCATCGCTCGCATCGAGAAGGCCCTCTCGCGGAAGCGTGGGTGAACCCCCGTGGTCCGCGGCCCCGCGACCCACTCGCCCCCCTGGCTCGAACGCGGTGTCGTCGAGGTCACAGCCGCAGCCTCGATCACTATCCCCGCAACCGGCCGCGTGACCGTCTGCCGCATCGTTGGGAACGCGAACATCGACACGATCACGGCGACAACTCACGACAGTGGGCGTCTAGTAGCTCTCCGATTCTCCGGCACCCCGACGATCACCCTTGCCGGCAACCTTGAGATGCCCGCTGCCATCGGCCCCGTGACCAACAAGGACAGTCTCCTCTTCGCCTGTTTCAACGGCGTGAACTGGACACTCCTCTCTCAGAGCGCTAACGTCTAACTGGAGCCCCCACCCCGATGCCCTTCGCCTCCGTCCACATCGGCCTCCCTCTCCAGGGGCTCGCTCGCACCGTCCCCAAGCGCCAACCCTCGCCGCAGCAGACCCATCTCTGGTTCGCCCAGGATCTCGACGGTTTCCGCTTCGCCCGCGACGCTGATCAGGGCGAAGTCCTCCGCCCCTGGCCCGCCGTCGGCTCCTTCGCCAACACCCCCAACGCCTCTCCCGTGCGTCTCCTCCACAACCTTCTCTGGGGCAACGGTACTGTAGACACCTTCCGCCACACCGCCACCTCGATCCACCGGCTCCTCGCTGGTTCCTGGACATCCATCATCGGCGCCCTCAACCTGAACGCCCCGGCCAGCGCCTACTGGTCCTCTGCGCTCATTCCAGGAAACACCGGTCGAGGCTACTACCTCTTCACCTCCAACAATAACGAAGCAGGAGGAGCCCCCACTCCCCAAATATTCTTCTGGGACGGTGCAGCCCCGTCCATCTCGAACACCTGGACCTCTGGCACCCCCTCCCCAGCACGCTTCGTCACTTCCTTCGCTGACCGAGCATGGCTCGCTCATCAACTCGTCGCCGGCAGCACCTGGGGCCGACGCATCCAATGGTCCCTCCCCGGCGACGGCCTCGCATGGACCGGCACCGGCTCCGGCGCACGCGACTTCGCCGAGTTCGAAGGCCCGATCACGGGGATCATGCCCTTCGACGAGTACCTCTACATCCTCTCCGAGCGCGCAATCATCCGCGGCGTCGAGAGCTTCGACGTGGACGCCCCGGTGTACTTCGGCCCCCCTCTCCGCAACGCCGCCGGAGTCTGGGCTCCGGGCTCCCTCGTCCGCTTCAACCAATCCTTCGCATGGCTCTCCCAAGAAGGCTTCCACGCTTGGGATCCCGTCTCGAACTCCATCACGAACATCGGCGAGGCCGTTGACGCCTACATCATCTCCCGCATCGAGCGCTCCGCCATCGCCACGATCTGCTCCGCCTTCCTCCCTTCCCCATGGAACCTCGCTATCTGGGCGCTCCCACTCAGTAGCACTGGCCTGCCGTCCGAAATCTGGGCCTACGACACGGTACGCCAGCGCTGGCTCCGCACCTCCCAACTCTTCGCATCCGAAGCCGCCCCCATAGCTCTCGCTCTCATCACCAACAACGCTGGCGTCACCTGGGGCGCTCTCGTCGGGGCATGGAGCGCGCAGGTCGGCTCCTGGGCCTCTCTTGGCGGCGCTCCAACCTCCCCTCTCATCGTCTCCGGTCACAACGACGGCGAAACCCACGTCCTCGACGACACCTCTCCAAACACCTCCATCGAGATCACCATCGACACCCCCGACTGGACCTGGGAGGGCACACTCCTCTCCGGCCCCGAACCCCGGCGCCCGGAGGCCGTCATCGACTCCCGCTCTATGATCACTCTCGACGGCCTCCTCATCGACTACTCCCCCTTCGACGGCACCGCAGCGAGCACCCTCTACGTCCTCGCATCTGGCGACGGCGGCCTCGGTTGGACCCACATCGGCACCCTCACTCTTCCCGCCGGCACCCTCAGCAGCGTCCACCAAGCCGAAACCGGCTTCCGCCACACCTTCCGCTCCCCTCGTCTCCGCCTGACGAACCGCCACCCCGTCACCGGCGCCGTCACCCCCTTGCGCTCCACCATCAACGACATCACCATCAGTCTCCGCAAGAGCGGCGCACTGAGGTTCGCCTCGTGAACGACGAGCGCATCGAATCGCTCGCCGCCGCCGGCAAGATTCGCCCTCTCCAGCACCACCTCCTCGTCCGCATCGTTATCCCCATGCACGACTCCGAACTGGCCCCCGGCCTCGCGTTCCCACCTCCGAAGGACTACCACCCGCACGAGATCCCGCACTATTTCAGGCAACGCCTGATCCGCTTTCTCGAAGCGCGCCATCCAGTCCTTCCGCGCTTCCTGGACCCCATCCTCCCACAACGCGAGGCCGTGCAGGCCAGGGCAGCATGGCGTAAACTGCGCTCCGAGGGCGTCGAGCCCGGTGACGCACTCCTCGCCCTCGGCATCGTCGCCAAGTTCCCCACCGTCATCGTCCCAGGAGAAGCCTATGCTCGAATCCTCCGCGCAGGCTGCACATGCGACGCCACGAAGGAAGAGGAAATCCTCATCGACTCCTCCATCGGCGAGCCCCTCACCGACTCCCTCAGAATCATCCGATGCAGCGAGGTTCTTGGAGGAATTCCAGCAGCCTCCGAGCGAGCCGCCGCCCGCATCCGAGCCTTCGAGCGAGACCACATCGGGTTCGCCTCTCTCCGAGTCCACGTCGGCTGACCGACCCCAGCGCCGCCGCACCCTCACCGACACCGACATCCACATTCTCGCGCACCTGAACCTCACCGGCGCGCAGCTCTACGAGATGTGGCGGCACATCGAGCGAATGCCCTTCCTCCTCGACGACAAGGCCCGCAACCCCTTCACCTTCGGCGCGATCCTCTCTTCCTCCAACGCCGCCGCCTTCGCTCTCGGCAACCCCCCAGCTGGCCTCGTCTGGTTCGCCGACATCGTGCCGGGCGAGACTGCCTCAGGCTCCATTGCTCTGTGGGGCTTCCGGGCCTATGGGCGCCAGGATCTCCTCAAAGTCATCATGGAAGCCGTGTTCCAGCAGTACGACCTCCACCGCATCTACGTCCTCATCCCCTCCCCAAACCTCCCCTCCCAGCGTCTCGCCACCTCGCTAAATTTTCGCCAGGAAGGCCACATCGTCGAAGCTCTGCGCTACAATGGCGCCTGGACGGATGTGGAGATTTACAGCCTCCTTCGCCGTGGCACCTTCTACGATAGGGTGGTGTAGGACATGACTGGAACCGAAGCTGCCTGGGTGCCGTGGGCCATCAGTGGGGCCTCCGCTCTCTACAGTGGCCTCAGTGGCAAGGGCGGCTCCGGCGGCAAAAAGGGCGGCAGCTCCGGCGCCGACACCTCCTTCCTCAAGCCCTTCCAGCACATCGCTGCGCCTCTCTCCAACATGATGAACCGTACTCTCACGGGTGGCGCCGGCTTCGAGGCCGGGGTCAAGCGTGGCACTCGTTTCTTCTCCGACATCGAATCCAACCCCGACGTGCTCGCAAGTATGGGAGCCCTCCGGCAGGTCACAGACGACCCCACTAAGTTCACCGACCCTCTCTTCCTCCAAGAGCGCGAGCGGCTGGGTGCAGAGCTGGCCGAGCGCTCCCGTCAGGGCATCGGCCTGCGCTCCACCGGTGCCGAGAGCATGGTCTCCCGTGGTCTCAGCGACTTCACGAACCGCTACCTCGACGCCGCGATCAACCGCCGCACCGCAGGAGCGCAAGCCCTCTTCGGCCAGACCCAGGGCCTCGGCGAATCCCTTTTCACTCCCTTCCGCTTCTTCTCCTCTGCGCTCCCCGGCTTCGGCGGCGCGCCCGTCGTCCCACCGTCGCAGTACAACAACCAGAAGGCGCAGTTCGCAAGCATGCTCGGGAACCTCGGTGGGTCATACCTCGGCGGCGCCGCAGAGAGAGGATTCCTCGGCGCTGCTCCTGGACCGAAGTAGCGGAGTCCCCATGCCCCACCCCATCATCGGTCCCCCCATCGACCCCGAGGAAGAGGACCGCTTCACCGATCCGGTGCAGAAGCGAGCGCAATCCCGAGCAGCCGCTTTCTTCCGTACCCCGATCCCCGCCTCCTCCCTCCCCGCCGAACCTCCCCCGACATCCCTCTTCAAGCCCACCTTCCTCTCTTCTCTCACCGCGGCTCTCGGCGGCTTTCAGCGCGGCGCGAGCGCGGGGGCGGAGGCAGCTATCGGAAGAGAGGAGCGCGAAGAGGCCAAGAAGACCCGAGAAGCTCAACTTGACATTCAACGCCGTGGTGCGAAGACACAAGAGGATCTCGCCGCTCTCACCGCGAGGCGTCTCGAAGAGGAAGCCGCTCAGGCTCGCCGGGATCGTCAAGATAAAGCGAGAGAGTTCTCCTTCGGGGTCTTCCAAAAGTACCCCGATCTCCACCGGCTCGCTGCATCTGCCGGTATCAACGCCAGCTCTCTTCTCCGTGGATACTACCTCGGAGACCTCTCTCCTGAACAGGAAAACGCCCTCGCAGGCGGGCTGGCGATGGCGTTTCGAGACGATACCCTCCCTCAGTTCGTCAAGGACACCATCACCCTCCGTATCGCACACGCCAGATTGGAGAAGCCGAAGTTCACAGTAGAGGACGAAGACAAGATCCGCGAGGAGGTCTTTGCTGAGAGCCTCAAGTCTGGCCTCGACCCTCTCTCCCGCGCAGAGATGGAAGTAGACAACGCCAGAGCCGAGCGCGAGATGCTAGATGCCCAAATCGCCAACCTCAAGGGCCAGAGTCTCCGTGATTTCCTCACCTCCACTTCCGAATCCGAATCCCATGCCCGCGCCGCGATGATCAGTCTCGCTGCGACGGTGTTCAAGACCGACCCCGATCAGGGCATCGGATCGCTTCAAGCTCTCCTCGGCGCTTCCGCTGATGATCGTGAGGACGCGCTCTCTGGCCTCCCCGCTTCGAAGCCCGAGGACAAGCGCGCCATCGCGCTCCTGCGTGAAGCGATCAACGAGTACGAGAAGCTGTCGATCTCCCGAAACGCAGCAACCCGAAAGCTCGCAGGAGCCGCAGATGTGGAGCTGCCGGGAGGGGATCCCTCGATGGCGACGAGGGTGTTGGGGGAGGAGCCAATAGACAAGAGACCTCCGACAGATGTTGGTCCCTTTGCCCCTCTCCCCGAACCTCTCAGGGGCGGTGAATTCGAGCCCCCCGCAGCGAGTCCTGTTGGGCAGTTCGGCAAGGCGTTCATGGGGGCAGGTCCGGGTCCGCTGCTCGCGGTTTTTGGGAAGGCCGCAGAGTGGATTGGAGGTGACACCCCCTCTCAGAAGATCGATCACGCCGACAGCCTCGTTGGTGCCGCCCTCGAAAACGACCGCGCTCTGCGCTACCTCGCTTCGAAGCTCGACCGCTTCCCTGATCCCACGCAGAACTTCAAGGACGATCCTCGCTGGGCCGATCTCAGCGTCGATCAACGAGTCGTCGCTCTCAAGGCCTTCATCTCCGGCAGCAGCGAGGACTACTTCCGCGATTGGGCTATGCTAGTCTCCCTCGGTCACGACACCTGGAGCCAATGGAAGACCGGCGGAGAGGAGTGATCCTGTGGGGCTCCTTGACCGAGTTATCGAGGAGGAGAAACCTGAGCAGGGGTTTCTCGGTCGTACTCTAGGCCCGCCGACAGGGCTCCTCGACCGCGCTGCCGCGGCACCGGCAGACGCTTTCGCTACTCCAGCTCTCCACAAGGATCTCGGCGATCTCGCAGTCGATCTCCTCGCCGACCAACTTGACCCCTTCAACCTCCTCCTCCTCGCTTCTGGCTACGGCCTCGCAGCGAAGCTCGGCAAGGCCGTGCCCGCTGTGAAAGCTGTCGGCGCTCTCACCCGCACCGGCGCACCGATCCTGGAAGCGAATTACGGCCGTCGTGTGCTGCACCGCCTCGCCACCGGCCTCGGCTGGTCGCTGCCCTTCGCGTCGGTGGAGCTGTTCGAGGAGCCCCGCGAAGGCGGCTCCCGCATCGGTGAGTTCGCGCAGAGTCTCCTCGTATTCGAGGCCCTCGAACTCGGATTCATGGGGCTCGGGGGTGCAGGATCGATGGCACTCAAAGGCGTCCGCGGCCACCAGCGCATCCTCGAACACCGAGCCGTCGCGGAGACGTTCAATCGCGCCGTTCAGAGTGCCGAAGCTCGCAACTTCTCTCGCAACGAGGCCATCGACGCCGCGCTCGCCGACATGCTCACCTCGAAGGTCGCCACCATCGAACGTGTCATCGGCAAGCCCGCGACAGCAGACCTCCTCCAAGTCGCTCAGACCATCGCCTCCAAGACCCCCCAGGAACTCACCGAAGCCGGCCTCGCCAGCTCGTTCGCCGAACTCGCCGTGCGCCCTGAAATCTTCGGTGGCTTCAAGCAGCTCGGGATTCCCATCGAGTCCCTCGTGAGGCTGCCGGAAGCGTTTCGCAAGGAAGCCGCAGAAGCCGCAGCCGCTGTCGCCGAGAAGGAAGCCGCGAAGCTCGCCGAACTCGCTACACAGAAAGCCGCCATGCACTCGCAGATCATCCGCGGCAACCGGGGTCTCTTTTTCGAGATCCCCGCCAAGAAGCCGGGTGATCGTCCCCGCACCCGCGCTCTCGTTCACACTCCTCTCGATCTCACCAACATCGAGTTCACCGCCGCTGCGAGGGAGCACTACTCGCAATCCGATCTCGATCTCCTCTCCGACTCCATCCGCGATATGCTCGGCACAGAGCGGGCAGGGCTCTCGTCTCCGGCGTTCGGAAGGCGGGTTGGAGGCGGAAGTGGAGGTGCCGGTTCTCTCACTGCCCACGGCCTCGAAGGCATCCCTCCCAAAAAGGCCCCCACGAAACCCGGAGGCAAGCTCGTCTGGTCCCGTGGCACCTTCAAGGAGAAGCCCGCGTTCAACGCTGGCGACTTCACGATCACCCAGAACGACCAGGGCCTCTGGTTGCTGCGATACCCCAAACCCGGCGCACCGGACCAGTCCGAGTTCCGCACCTTCAAGACCGTCGGGGAGGCGCGGGATCGGGCGATTGCGCTGCACGAGGGGAAGGCTCCAGCGGCAGAAGCGCCACCCGCAGCACCCGAAGCCGTCGCAGCCGCGCCCATTGTCGCCGAGGTGAAGAAGACATTGAAGAAGAAGCCGCTCGTGAAGAAGCCGAAGGAGGGTGGAGGTACGAGCGGTGCGGCACCTGCACTAGGAGAATCAACCCCATGAGCCTCGCCCTCCTCGAATCCCTCCTCCGCCGCATCGGCTCCGACGCCACCGCCGAGTCGATCACCCGTACAGTCCTCGACTCGCTCTCTCACGCCCGGCGCACGGGCTCGTCCACGCCTCCCCTTGACCAACTCCGCCAGCGCATCCGCTCGATTCTCTCCGAGGAGGGCATCACAGCGTTCCAGCAGCGCGAGCGCCAAGCCCGCCTCCCCGGCATGGAGCAATTCGAGATCCCCGACGTGGCGAAGCTCGACATCTGGGATCGCATCGTCACCTCGGTCGCACGAGCGAGAGAGGAGTTCGAAGGCCCAGCAACCAGCGGCGGTCTCGTGCGGGGCGAGGAGCCTGTGATAGACCCTCTCACCGGTAAAGTTCTCGCTCCAGCCGTGCTGAAAGAGGGCTTCCGCCGTACTCCCGCACTCCGTCAGGGCGGAGGCGTCATTCCGAAGGGGCCAATCGAAGAGGGGGGAGCTATCGCAGTCCACCAGACCCGGTTCTCCGGTGAACCCCCCATCGATAGCGCCGCTTTTATCACCTCCATCGCCTCCCGTGCCGGCGAGATCCTCAAGCGCGACTCCGGCGTCTCATCCCGTGAGGGCTCCCGTGTCCTCCAGATCCTCGACCGCGAACTCTCCCGCCTCCGAGGCGAGATCGCCGCCGAAACCTCCCTCCCCGCGTACCCCATCAGCATGCTCCCTCGCTTCTCCGAGGAGGAAACTCGCCTCTCCACCCTCTCCTCGAAACTCTCCCGCATCAACACCGCCGCGGACTCCTTCACCGCCACCGGCGAAGTCGCACCGGCGCTCGCCGAGGCCATCCCTGCGCTCGCCGCTGCCCTGCCCGCCGAACCGGAGCTTGCTCGTACCTTCAAAGTCCCCTCCGGCAAGCGCTTCTCCCTCCCCGCACTCCTCCGAGTCCTCGGCGACGAGATCACCGAACGCCTCTTCCCAGGCAACAAAGTCCTCCCCTCGATGGACTCCCACACCGTCCGCTCCACCGCCATCGAGATCGCCGAGCGTTACGGTCTCCTCGCGCAAGGCCAAGCTCGTCGCTCTGACCTCAAGCAGCTCGCAGACCGCGCAGCAAAGATCGGAGAAAAAGCCGGGCTAGCGGAACGGGGGTTCACAAGAAAGGAGCGTGTGCCCCTTATCAAAGAGGGGATCACTTTGTTGGACGAGCTATCTGCCTCCGTTACCCGCTCCCCCGACGCCCTAATGCGCGTCTCTGCTATCACCCGCTTCCTCGACGCCCCGATGCGCGTTTCTGCTGAGATCCAAGCCTGGACCCACGCGCTCTACGAGCGTGCCCTCGCTCACAGCCCCTACTCCGAAGTCCGTGAGCGCCTCAAGCGCCTCGTCGCCACCGAACTGCGCGCCACCGACGCTGACATCACATCCATCCTCCCACCTGACGCCCGCCCGGATCTCCGCATCTCCTTCACCGCTGAGATCGCCCCCTTCAAGCAGGAGCGCGGCGTCGAAGCGGCGCTCGAATCCGCTCGCCGTGTCCTCGGGGCTCGCCGAACTCTTGAGCGCGGCGGCAAGGTGATCGCTCTCCCCGGTGCTCCTGGTCTCTCCTTCGAGCGCGCTGCGATCTCCGACACCCGCTTTACGCCTGGATCAATTCTTCGGGTCAAGGAGGACCGATTGGCTTTTAGGGCCTCCGGTGGAGGAATAAAGATCGGCGCCATAGGCCCGGCGCTCCACCTCAATTCTCTCGAAGGCCGCGATCTCGTGGTCCTCTCCACGGGCAAGGGGTTCTTCCGCGTCATCGAGGAAGAGCCGGAGCGCGTCTCTGAGGCCCTCCTCGTCGCACCGTTCGAGAATGGTCTCGTGCGCTCCGACCTCGCCACACTCATCGAGCCACGGAACGTCGCTACAGTCACTAGTTCCTCCACCCTCTCCCGCCAAAAGGCCCTCGCCGCCGACACCGAAGTCTTCGCCTCCGCAGGCTCGAATGTCGTCTTCAAAAACGTCGCGGAACGAGCGCGGGCGAGAGCATTGACATCAGCCGGCGAGCCTCTCGTCGCCCTCATCCACGAACCCAACGGCAGCTTCGTGCAGGCGTGGACGCCGGACGGGATCGACCAAGCGCTTCTCGCCGCGAGCCCTGAGGCGACACTTGAAGTGATCACCGGCCGCACACCCCTCGAAGCCGTGATCAGAGCCGAGATGTCCGTGAGAGAGGAGACAGCGAATCGAGTGATCCGCATGATCGAAGCCTCCGCAAGCCCAGAGGCCGCTGAACGCCGCGTCGCCGATCTTCTCACGGCCGCATTCGGAGCCACGACCGACCCCCTCGACACCTCCATCCGCAGAGCCTCCGGCACAGCGATGATCAAGGCCCTGCGTCGTAGAGCGCCGCGAGGAGCCCCAGAGGAGAATCTCGGCGATCTGGGCCTGCGGCTGCTCAAAGGGGGCAAGATCCCGTCAGGCGCCACCGCCACAGGACAGGCCGAGATCGCCGCTTCGCAGCTCGCCGAACTTCGGCAGGTCTGGCACAAGGGCTTCAAAGAGGGATCGTTTGAGGCCACCCGTGAGCACCCCTTCTTCAGGATCCTCGTCGAACGAGCGAGCCTCCGCACCGCCGCTCGCGCACCTTATCAAGAGACCGCCGAAGCGGTCGTGGATGACCTCATCAAGCAGATGGAGGAATCGAGCGTCGAGATGCTCTCGCCTCAATTCAAGATGGGCACCTCCCCCTTCGATTGGGCACGCAAGATCGGAACGAAACTCAAGCAGCGCATCCGTGCCCTCAACATCGATCCCACAACGATACGCCTCCACTCTCTTGGCGAGGCCGAACTCGTCGGGCAACTCGTCCCGCTCACCAAGCCAGGCAGAATGCGAAGTCGGCTCGTCAAGGTTCAGGAGGAGCTGGCGCTGCCACGAGGATTCCTTGGTCCATCATTGAAGGTGGAAGTCTCGCAGGCGGCAAAGGAACTCACCGACGAGATCGCCGCTCTTCGTCTTCGTCTCCGACCGCTTGTTCCGCCGAAGGGCGAGGTCAGTCCCAACCCGCAGCTCCACGCCGAATTGCAGCAGAAGATCAGCACTCTCACCGCTCGTCTCGCTGAGGAAACCGCCCGAACCGAGATCCCCGGCTCCTCCTCCTCCATTGGCCGCGTCGCCATCTCCGCCGAGCGCATCGGTGTGCGCCTCGCACAGGGCGGCGAGCCAGTCATCGAGCGCCGCTCGGTGTGGCTGGTCGTTGACTCCTCTCACCTCGGTTTCTGGCGCGAGACAGCGAGGGCCGAGGAGGCGTATACTGCGCTCGACAACAGGATCTTGAAGCTCGCCCTGACAATGCCAGGTGGACCATGCAAACCGACGTGACCGGGGATGTTCCATATTTTACAAAAGATACGATTTCCCTATCCCCCCAGCGCGATCCCGGATGCTCAAGGTGCTCCTCTCCCCGTGACCGCCTTGGTCAGCGTCTCTGCCGCCCCTGCCACGCCGCCTACATGCGGTCCTGGCGCGCTCAGAGGCATCACTACACCCGCACCCTCGAATCCCTCCTTCTAGAGGCCCTCCTGCGATGCCCACCCCTGTAGCCGCCGCCGGCTGCCCCGCACTCCAATCCACTCTCCGTGCCGGCGAGAACTTCGCCATTCTCCGTGGCTCCTCTCGCCCCTCGAACCCAGAGCGTTACTGGAGCGTCCGGGAGCGCCTCGACCGGGGGCTCGTGGGCCTCGTCAAGGGCCGCGTGGCGACGACGCTCTTTTTCAGCCCCCGAGAAGCCGACGCCCTGCTCGCCGAACTCCGTGTCCTCTACCGCTCCGAACCTGCCATCACCGCTGTCCTAGAGCGCCACTTCCGCACCGCCATCGAGCAGTTCAACGTCCGCTCTCAGCAGCTCGGTGACAAGCACACCCGCATCGCTACTATGGACGCTCGTGTCGCCGCTTGGGCCACCCCGACCCACCTTGAGGCCCTCGGTTTCTCCTTCTCCTTCACCCCGATCAAGCACCTCCTCTCCGCCACCGACGACGCGATCCCGTTGAAGGAGCAGCTCCAGCGCTTCCACGGCGCCCTCATCTCCCACATGGACGAGGGCATCGGCATGGCGAACGACGCGGACCTCGCCTCGCTCGGCGTCGCCACCTTCGCCGAGGGCCACGCCAAGACCGTCGAGGCTCTCCGCTCCCTCAACCTCCCTCGCGTCCGCACTATCTTCGACTACTGGAAGTTACAGCGAGAGCTGTACCTCGAATCCCGCGCCTCGGTCGTCAAAGAGTTCCGGCGCATGAACCCCTCCTCTCCCTTCAACGACCAGGAGATCGCCGACACCCTCCTCGGCCCAACCCTCGACGCCTACTACGGCCACGTATTCGATCTCTCCGTGAAATCCGGTCTCGCCGCCGACGAAGCCCTCGCCGCCGCGATCACCGACGGAGGCTGGGAGATCGGCCACCTCAAGCACGGCCCGAGGACACTCGCATCGTCCATCCGCTCGATCCTCCGAGACCCCAATCCCGAGGCCGCGTGGAAGCGCGCCTTCCCCGGTGTGGACTTCCGCAAACACGAGCAGGAGCTACGGCGAGCGGCGCTGGCATCCGACGACGTAACGATGACCCGAGCCCTGCCTCCCGACATCCGAAACCGCTACCTCCTGCGACGCAAAGGCGAGACCGGCTGGACCCCGGACTGGCGGCTTCAGGCCGAAGTCACATCCCGCTCCGCCGCCCGACACATCCACTTCGGCCCCCTGTTCAACGAGGGCGGCGCGATGCACTCACTCATCGTGGATTGGGGGAAACTCGACCCCTCCGGCAGCGCGGCATTCGCAGACGGGCTCGCTCGGGTCGCAGGCGTTACCCCCCGCCGAGACGCCGCCTTCCGAGACATCGCGGAGTACACCTACGGCCTCACCGGCCTCGTGTACCACGCCATCGTGCTCGCGTGGCCCGGCGTGGCGCTGCCGAACGTCCTTGGACTCCCCGTCTACGCTCTCGGAGAGGCCGCACGCCCAGGACTCAAGGAAGGCGCCCACGACGTTCTCGCCGCGATCAAGACCACCACCGACTCAGGTTTCCGCAACGCCCTCGACCGTCTCGGGATGCGCTCCACCTACTCCCGCAACCCCACCATCGAAGGCGCAACCGAAATCGGCCAGCGCCTCTGGCAAGCCTTCGACGCACAAGACCCCCTCCTCGCTATGCGCTACCTCAAGGAGTCCGCCCTCTCCTTCACCGACTTCATCTCCATCACCGAAACTCACGTCGTGAAGCCGTTCGCCTACGCGCTCGGTCTCGCCCGGTGGCAACGAGAGAACGGCCTCGTCGGAGTCCCCTTCTCCCAGCTCCCCGAAGAGGCCCTCGACGACATGCTCGGGGCGATGATGAGCACCGCTGCGAAGCTCACCGTTCTCCCCGGCGCCTCGAACGTCATGCCCGCGATGCGCGTGGCCCACGACATTCCCGTGATCGGTCCGCTCTCCACGATGTTCCTCTCGACCCCCGTGAACATCCTTGGCTTCACGACTCGCAACCTCAAGACCATGCTCGACCATCGTGCCCTCCCCGCCGACCGCGCCCAAGCCGCCCGCGTGTTCGGCACCACCCTTTTCGCCGGCACCGCCATCGCTGGACCCTACTGGTTCTTCCCCTGGTTCCGGGAGATGGAAAGCAGCGAGGACCGAGAGGGTCTAATCGGGGCGCTCAACTCGTTCGAGAAGCGCTTCACCCTCGCCGGGGCACTCCAAATCGACCTCGCCCGTCGCCTGAGCCCCATCGCCGGAGTGTTCGAGCGCTTCTACCCCGTTGGCGCAGCAGGTGTCGGGGAGGCCGCACTCCGCACGACCTTCGGCCCCCTCGGCCCCGCCGCCTCCGACATCCTCGCCGGGCTATTCGGCAGCGACCTCGCCGCCCGCCGACGAGTTCTCGGAGCGGCCTCGGAGTTCATGGACATCCCTGCGGCGAGCGTGATCCCCGGAGCCGCCCAAGTCCTCATCCCCGGCGCCACCGGACTCGAACGCATCCTCCGCTCCGTCATGCACGACATCCCCGCCGTAGACGAGCGCGGGTTTACGCTCGACCCCACCGGGCGCGCCACCCGCCCCGGCCCCACGGAGTTCGGCGAGGTGAAGGCGTGGCTGTTGGGATCGAGAGACCTGGAGGACACCCTTGCCGCCGCCGAGGGTGTCCGCTTCGACAAGCGAGTCGAGCACCGCTCGACCGTCGAGAAGCAGATGCGCGCCGCGATCCTCGACGGCAACGCTCAACGGGCCATCGATCTGTGGAGCGCGAACCAGGATCTCTCCCCCGTGATCACCCTCAACGAGGTCGAGCGTGAGGGTCTGTTTCGTCGTCTCCCAGCCCAGGCCCGTGCGATCTACACGAGCCCCATCCGCGATGCGCTTCCCCGAGGGCAGAGGGCCGTCGAGCGACTGGCCGCCGGCAACCTCAGCCCCAGGGAGCGCATGAGCGAGCAGGCGATCCTCCTCGCCGTGGTGCTCAAGTTGAGGAGCGGTGTCAGGGTTCCGAGCGACGAGCTTCTGGGATCGAGTCTGACTCTGGGGCCGGCGCCACGATAATGCGGGGGTAAATACTTAGAGTCATCGCGTCGATCAGCATGTTCAACAACTCCTTCTGTGCTAGTGCCACCTCTCCCCCGGCAGCAACGTCATCTGTGTCACCACCTCCCTGAACTCCCCCGCCGTCCCCACTTCGATGCTCGTCTCCTGCTCGCATACCGCCTTGAACCTCCCTTCTCCACACCGCTCGCACTTCAACTTCTCGTCATCGGGCCAATCTGTCAACACCGTCATCGCATTGTCGAGCGCCCGCGTGCAGCCAGCGCATCTGAGGAAGAGTCTAGCTGCCACCTCCACCCCCGTTCGTCCGGGCCTCTTTGATCGCCTCTACCACCCCCTCTGGCCCGAGCGTCTCCTCCTCCATCCACACCGGTGTCACCTTCCCTCCGAAGTTAGCCTCCACGAGCTTCCAGGTGTGGTAGCACCCCTTCCCGCACCGCAGCCCAGCTCGGATCTCGTGCATCTGAGCCTGGAGCGCCCCAGGCGTGATCACCCTCGGCATCCCATGCGCCAGCACCGCGAGGTTCGCCATCATGTCGATGAACGGCACCCGCACATCGGCGGGGAAGATTCGACTCTGCTTCGGCTTCTTCGCTCCCTCATCCTCTCCCACGCCGCACCTCCTCTCCTCGATTCGCTTCAACGATCCTCATGAGCACCCTCACCGCACTCTCCAGGCACCGAATGTACCGCTCCCTCTCAGCTTCCAAGATACATCTCCTTGAACCTCGGCGGCACCCCGAGGGGCACCCGCTCTCCGCAATCGCACACGGCCCGCAGCGCCCCGAGCAGCCCTGGTAGGAACATCTGGCCGCAGGCGGAGCACGTATGTGGGGCCTCTCTTAGCCATGCGCCTGTCACAGCACCCTCTCCATCCCCCCCGGATTCCCCTCGCTCTTCGGTCCCCAATTCCTTCCTCGACTCACCTCCACCCTCGGTCTCCATGTCGCCTTCCCTATGAGCGCCTCGAACTCCGGCACCTCGCGCTCAAGTGTGTGTTTGACCTCCTTCGTCAGCCTCTCCGCTTCCTCCTCCCGGACCTCCACGACGTGCTCATCGTGCTGCACAGTGTACAAGCCCACTCCCAGCGCCGTCAGGTCCGCGATCCCCACGAGATGCAGCACCGCATTCATGCTCTGCGGCCCCGTTGCTAGCGCCTCCTTGCGCTGCTTGCTGTCGAGCATGAGCACCCGCCTGCCTCCAGAAGACTTCGCCGTCACGTCGAAGAACCTCCTCCTGAACCCGAACACCGTTCGCAACTCCCTACGCGCCAGCACCTCCTCCTCTACCCCCTTTTGCCACACCGGGATCTCCGGCCACGCAGCGAAGTAGGCCGCTCGTCCGGCCGCTGCCAACCGCTGCTCGATCCTCATCCGCCGAGCGAGGTTGAAATCCCCTTCACCATAGTCCTCTGCGTGGGTGAACGTCTTGCACACCGAGCGCCGCGCTTTCCACCCCGCCTTGTCGTTCCACGACCACCCGAAGATCGGCGCCAGCAGCTCCAGGTTCTGTGAATGGATGTCCTCTTCGCGCTCATAAGCCTCCACCGCTCGTCCGCACCTCGCTGCGATCATCGTCATGATCCACTCGATCTGCGCCGCATCCGCCGCGAGCAGCACATGCCCCGGCCGCGCCACGTAGATACTCCTCACGTCCTTTGGGATGTTCTGCCCGTTGTAATCCTCCTCCTCGATTGGAACGTCCTCGCGGATCGCCCCTGAGCGGATCCGCAGCGTTGAAGTGCCACACAACGACGAGTTCGGATGCGCACATCCATCCACCCCTATCGGCGGATCCAGAAACGTCCGTAGTCGCTGCCCTACGTGCGCGAGGGAGATCAGCGTCCGCAGCAGCGGCACGGCCGCATCCGGCGTCGAGCGTAGCTCCAACAGCTCCTGGAGCACGAGGAGACGGACGCTGCGGATCCCCGTGTCCGTCCACCCAATCGCCGGCCACTTGAGCCCCAGCTCCTCGCCCAGCAGCCACCTCACATGATCCGGCTTCACCGGGTTGAAGTTCGACAGCCTCAGCTTCCGCCGCACCACCGGGCTCGCCTTCCACTCCCGGATCGCCGCACGCCGCTCGGCGCACCGCTCGCACTTCCGTACCCCTTCTCCTCGATTCGGGTGCGGATGCTCGCTGCACCCCTCGACCTCCGGGCCATCGATCTTCGGCACCCTCGGCGCGGCCACTGCGAGCACCTCGTCCGAGGCCCTGGCGTGCTCCTTCTTGGCCTCCTCGCGCTTGCGCTCCAGCTCCTCGGTGTCCACCAGCATCCCTCGCCGCCGCATCGCTACGAGCGGGGCGAGAGTGGGGGCGATGATCGACGAGTAGAGGGGGCGCATCAACTGGCCCACTTGGCAAACTCGCCGGAGCAATCAGCGAGGGGCGCATCCTCGTACTGCGTGTTCCACCCGGCTACTGGCTTGATTTTTCCAAGTCTCCTAAACTTCTTGAACATCTCGGCTAGAGACTCGTAGGTGAAATCCACACAAGCGAGGTTGTCACCGTAGATCCACTCCGGCTCCCCGATTTCCCTCCATCCCAGAAGCACGTTGATTGAGATCAACGCCGCGGCGAGACCCGAGAAGAATCGTCGGCGGGTCACGTCCGCTCCAGAGCGTCGATGATCTCGTTGATCTTCCTTCGTACTTCTCTCAGCTCCTCGGCTGTTGTGTTCCCCGGTACCCCAGGAGCAAGATCACTGTCCCGCGGAATCGTCTCGTCGAGTTTCTCGATCTTCATTAGATCCACCCCTCCCTTCGACACACCTCATTCTGTTCCGCCCACAACCTCCTCGTCGAATCCACGTCCAGCGCGCAGTATCCCGCTCTCCACTGCCCATCCGTGATCGGTATCAAGGGTGCAGGCATCATTGCTGCCCATGCCGCCCTCAGCGCCGTCTGCCTCCTCACTTCATCCGGCTTCACCGCCCCACTCAACTCCTTCCAATACGGCCTCTCGTGCCCGAACCTCAGCGCCGACCGGAACGCTAGCCCTCTCGCAAGGTCCGGCTCGCACAGCCCTCCCTGTGCCATCGTGTCCTCGAACGGCGGCACGACATCGATCCCCGCCTCCTCCAGCCTCGGAATATCGAACCCCTGGATGTTGTGCCCTACCTTCACCACTGGCATCCGCATGAGCCTCCGCACCTTCTCCCTTGCGCTCCACCACGCCTCCCCGTACACCGGCCCTCCATCGAGCGCCTGCATCCCGATCCACTCGATCCTCCCCGTCCCATCCGTCTCCAGGTCGAACACGAACCCTCCCCGGAGCCTCGCCTCCTCGATTCCCTCGTGCATCACAAACGGCATGAACTTCCGCCCTCGTCGAACGACCTGGAGCAGGCGCATCGTGTCGAGCCCCGGTACAGCCCTGTAGGCCATCGCAGGGAACTTCTCTAACCTCTTCCTCCTGATGATCGCCGCTGGGTGGATCGACACCCCAATCCAATCCACCTCCTGCGGCACCGGGCACCTCTCCCCAACCGCCGCGTGCATCGCAGCGACCTCTCTCTGACTCCACACCGCTCCTCGGTGCTTGAGCAACCTCGCCGACCCTGCGGCCGGCACGATAGGCCCGAGCACGCTCCTCAGCGCCGCGCCTCCGAGCAGCATCACACCCCTCGGCCGTACCTGCCGCAAGAACTCCTCCACCCTCTCTCTGCACACCCTCACCGCTCGGATCTCCTTCATCCCTCCCTTATCTGGGCGAGCGCACTGGTGGGCGTTCTCGACAGCGACCTCCACTCTCGCTAGCCCTACCCTCCCGAGCGTCCCGACCTCCAACTCCCTCCCCGCGGCGCCGACGAAACAGTGAGGCCCCGGCTCGTCTCGTGCAGCCGCCCTCACTTCATCCTCCGCCGGCCCCTCCCCGATGAACGCCACCTCCACCCCGGCTCGCCGTTCCGTGGAGCGGACGACACCTAGCCCTCCGCTCCACGGACAGTCACGGCAGGGCTCAACCAGCGGCACGGCGATCCCTGAATTGCATGTACCACTCCACCGTCTTTCTCAGCATCGCGCTGAAGCCCAGCTTGTCCTCAATAGCGAATGCCACCAGCGCTTCGTGCTGCACTACCGACAGCCGAGTACTCACGTTCCTCGTTAGCCGTGCGTGTTTCCTGTGCTTCGCTACGGTCTCCTTTCTCCAGCTTCGCTTCCTCGTCATAGGCCCCACTCCTCCCACGGGATCGCCACCTGCACGATCCCCTTGTCCTGAAGCGCCACGCCCCGGAGCTTGAGGCACGTCCTGTTGCTCCCACAGTACGGCCTACAAGCGCCGCCGTACATGGTCTCGCACGAGTGGGGGATCGACTTGAGCACCTCCACTGGATCCTCTCCCTCCTTTACCCTCGTAAACGCCGCGTCGAGCCACTCCACGGCTTCCGCGACGGTGTTCCCTGCACCCCCAGGCCGAACGGCGCCGATCTCCTGGAGGTTCATCGGCGGCACCCGCTGTCTGATCCACGGGTCCACGAACTGCCCGGACTTCTTATCAAACGCCGCCCGCGCAATCGTCCCCGTCCAAGCCTGCATCTCCACGTTCGCCGGGCGGCCGTCGGAGTCGATCTTCACCCGCTCGTCCATCTGAGAGAGCAGATGCACTCCCATGTTCACCTGTGCAGAGACCTCCACCTTTGCGACGTGCCCGGAGCGGGTGTAGTAGAACTCCCCTGCCCCGGCGAACTTGTTCTCGATGGCGAACACACCACCGTTCGGATCGAACAGCACCGTGTCCATCCGGCCCTTGAACTTCTTGCCCAAGAGGGTGCCTCTCACCTCCACCTGCCTCGTCCACCCTCCCTTCACGAGCCCTTCCTCGACCCTCTCACCCACCGCCGTGCCGACGATGAGCGAGTTGACCCCCTGCGCCTCTGGAGCGTAGGGAAGCGTCCGCCGGATGAACTCATCCCGTACCTTCCCGAGCACTGTCGTCGGGGTGAGGATCAGCTCCTTGTGGAACTCATTCCCCTCGCTGTCGAGCGCGGCCTGGACGAGTCCCGGATGGATCGTTGGCTCCGAGCACTCCGACATCCAGTGCCGCCCGCTCGGGGGCACAAGTTTCCAACAGGATCTACACACAAGCCCCTTGATCCCCGGTGTCATTCCCCTACCTCCGCCGCCACCTTGAACAGCAGCCCCTCTGCGGTGTGCAGATCCTGGCTTCCCACCCCCGTCTCCGAGAGCAGAATCCTCTGCGCGTCTCCGATGAGCTGCGCCGCCTTGACGATCTTTCCCTTGGCCTTCTCCAGCTTCACGTTCACGGTGTTCATGATCTCTCCTTGCGTGAATGCCGGGGATCGTCCCCGGCGGGTTGAACAGCATCCATTGGTCGGCGCGGAGGTCGAGTGCGAAGTGGTGGCGGAGATTGAGGAAAAGGAGGCCCGAGCTGATGAAACGCACGGCTAAGCGGAAGCCGAGGCTGTTCCTGCACCTCGACGGCTCTTCCGCGTTCTGGCCCAGCCACGTGCATGTCCTCGTCGGCACCCCGTACCGCGCACCGAGGCCGGTCTGGCGATGCACCTGCGGCGCGGCGCTGAGGTCGCGGTGGAAGTGGATGCGGCACTGGCTCAAGTACGGGTGCGAGGGGTGGAGGTGCGAGCGGTGAGCATAGGAATCATCGGGCACGCAGCGAATAAGTTCACTTCTGCTACGGAGGTCGAGGCAAGGGCTGTGATAGCTGTCTTCTTGCTGCCCCCTAGTTTGGAGTGTTCCCGTTTCCTCGCCTTCGTCGTCCAAGATATGAGCGGTCTCAGGCTTGTCCTCGTTCCAAATAGAGCGACAATTCAGGCATCTCCATCCAACCGCCTCTGCCTCCGCCGCCTCCCTCGCGTACCTCGCGCAGATGTCCAGATCCCGCTTCAACTCCGGGGAGATCATCAACGCTCCGGCCTGTACGGTTGCCATCCTCTTCTTGGCGAACGTCTCGACCCTCTCCGCCGCCGCGATCACTTCCTCGCGTGTTATTTTGCGCGTCGTCATCGGCTACCTCCCACTCTCGCCCGCTCCGCCGCCACGGCTCGCTCGATAATGGCGTGGAGGTCGAGTGGCTTCGCCGCCGCCGCCCTCGCCGCCGCCTCCGCCGCCCTCGCCCACGCCGCCGCCGCTGTGGCATCGCCGAGAATGTACGCTGTCGCCCACTCGTCCCACGCCGGGATGGGCGGGATGGGCACGGTTCGCACCGCCCGCGCTATCTCGATGGCAGCGCAGCAACGCTCACGAATACTGAGCTTTGGCGGCTCAATCTCCTCGAACAGTCGCGCCCGCGTGACGCCGCACTTGAGCACGCTCGGAGTGTCATCGAGGCGCTTGCCCTCCCATTCCATCGTCCAGAGCCTCAACGTGGACTCGTCGTAGGCCCCATCCACCGGATTCCGCAGCATCGCCACGAGAGACGAGTTGTAGGCGTGCAGCCACCCTGGCCCGCATAGTTGTCCCTCCCCGCTCGCCGTGACCCACTCACCTTTCGGCTCAGGCCACAGAAACCCGTCGTGAGTGCGCCGGTCCTTGTCGGTGATCTTGTAGAGCAGCGGGTTCATTCTCTCCTCCTCGAAGCCGGTCACTTGTGGGGCCTCAATAGATCATCACAGCGAACACAGGCCATGCATAGCCCGGTCGAGCCGTGCTGGCAGACTGAGACCATCTCCTGGATCTCCCGCAGGTCGTTGCGGAGGCCGCGAAGCTCCTCGGCAACGGCTTGCACAGCATGAGTCAATGCCTGCGCATCGCTGTATCCCTTGACACCCCAGACACCAGCGGACCAGTCGATCTCCGGCAACGGTTTCATCCCCGTCCTCCTTGTGTCCCGTGCCGCTTCCCGAGATACTCCTCCAGGTACGTCCCCCTATTCGGCAGCCCGCGCATGTCGCGCCTCCAGAATTGCGCCCCCGCCCACCCGCACCGTGCGGGAGCCGGGCGCACCTTGCCGAGGATGCCCGGCACGGACGGGGGCGCGAGATCGCACCACTTCTTCTTCAATGGGCAGCCTCGATTTGAACGAGGGACGAGAAGGGCTTCTCTCGTCATATTAGCCTTGGGGACCAATGACCCCCCTTGCGCCTTTGTACCGGGCCAACGCCACGTCTCTGCCCATCGAAACGCCTACGCTACTTCTTCCACCCTCTCCCCCGCCCCAGCACCACCGGCGCCAGGATGAGCACCATTACCACCAACACCACCGTCCACCCCACGGTCTCCTAGTCCGCGATGCTGCTGCCGGCCGCGACGGTCGCTGCTGCGCCCTCCTTCCGCGGCTTGGCGACAAGGTAGCTCCGCTTCCTCCCGTTCTCCTCGCGGCTCTTCACCTGCACGCCGTTGAAATCGAACCCGGCGTCGGTGATCGCCTTGAGGTTCTCCTCGGTGGCGACGTAGTAGTCCTGGAGCCTGCTTCTGTCAATGCCGTTCTGGTCCTTCTCTGTCGTGAGCCACGCGATGAACTTCCGTCCCTTCGCGGCCACGGCCACTGCACGCGCTATCTTCTCCGAGTTCTCCTTCGTGGGCGGCAAGGTGATGCTCCCGAGCCCCAGCGCCACGGCGAATCGAGAGAACATCCTCCACCCAGGGCAGTCTCCCTTGTCGTTCTGCTTGATGCTCGCATACGACCGAATGAACGACGCCCGGCGGTTGGGGGTGAGAGCCATCTTCGAGTCCAGCCACAGCGTGCATGTCACCCCATGCGTTCCCTGCTTCTTGCTGCACTCGTACTCCGCCTTATCGACCTCCACGAACGCCCACTGTGGCGGTGGCGCGTCCGCCGTCGCCGCGAATCCCTCGCCAAGTTCCTTCTCGTCGTAGTCCGTGTTGAAGAGTCCGAACTGGTCCTCGCTCATCTGGCTTGTGCCTCCGTGCCGCTCGATGGCGGCGGGGATAGAAGTACGACCTTTATTACGCCTACGCCTGCTTCCACCACTTCACCGTCTCCTTCCCGTGCAGCCGCCGAAGAACGTTCGGTAGATCCTGTGGCTCACGCATGGCGAGGTTCCTGTGCGGCTTCGCGCTTACTTCGCCTGTGTTCTCCACCGTGAACATCCTCTTGATGCACACTCCCGTGAGCGCCCCCTTCGCGTTCCTCTCGAACCTCATGTGCGGCGGGGGATCGCCTGCGATCTCCACGCTCTCCTTGTCGGTCTCTGGATCGAAGGTGAGTTTCTCGGATCGCAGGTACAGACACGCGCTCGAAAGCCTCGTGAGATTCTTCGGGATGAGCTTCCCGTCCACGCTCAACTCGGGGATCGGAGAGAAGCTCCCCTCAAAGGTGGTGGCGGTGGCGACGAAATCTATGCCGGGGATGTTGTCGCGTCCCTCGATCAGCACGTCGATCACCCCGTACCCTCGCTCTCCGAACTCTCGGAACGTGTTGCGGGAGGTCTGTCCGCTCTTCTCGTCGCGTGAGAGGATGGGGTTCTTCTCGTAGTACCGTCTCCCGTAGTCCGCGGCACCGGAGATACTATCCCAGAAGACCACACCCGGCAGACGCTTACCCGAGGCCCTCGCACGCACGAGATCCTCGATGAGCTTCATCACGTCCTGCGGAGTCTGCCGGCGCTCGATCCAGATGTTCGGGAGCGCATCAGCCCCGACGGTGCTCGTGCTGTCCTCGCTCATGATCGCAAGGATCCCCGCCTCGACCATCCCTTTGTCGAGTGCGAGCTGCCGGAGGAGGTGACTCTTCCCGCTACCGCTTGGGCCGAGCACTACCACGAGTTGCTTGTCGAGAACCTCGCTCCCTCGGGTGGCTGTCGAGGGCAGCCACAACTCCTGCTCCTTGGGCACTGTCACCGCTGCTTGCTCTCCCATGCTAGGCTACTCCTCCGTGTCCACAATGTCAACATATTTCTCCCTCGTCTGAGGCGCCCGTTTAATAGGTCTCTCGCTCCTCGGTCTCGATCCCTTCTCCACGAGCGGCAACCCCACGAGCTTCCGCAACTCGTCGAGCCCGTACCTCTCCGCTCGATACTTGCTCCAGCATCTCTCGCAGATCGGCCGCCCCTCTAGGAGTATGTCCGGTTCCCGCGAGCGGCACCTCGGAACCGCGCACCTCGTGCGGCTCATGGGCTCTCCGTGCGCCGGAGTGCCCGCCGCAGCTCCTTGAGCCTCCTCTTCCGCTGCCTCCCCGACAACCCTGCTGCCTTCATCTCTCGCTCCCTCCTCGCCTCCTCGTCGATACGACAGTAGGCACCGTCCACCCTGACACGGTAGAGCGTGCCGTCGGTGGCTTTCACACCGACCCCGACCGCGTGTCCCATCTCGCCGCCGTGCTTCGTGATGAAGCCGGTAGCCAGCTTGGGGATCCTATGCATCGACCGGCTCCTTCCAGACAAACAGCCAATTCCTGCGCATGGTGCAATTCCAACCGAGGCCGCGCCTGCGGCGGGCGGCTTGGACGGTGTTCCTCGTGTTGCGCGCCATCTCCGGGGTCTTCAACTCCCACCTCAGCACAGTTCCTTCTTCCAGAGCGTCGAGAGCCTTTCTGATCCCAGCCCAGGGCTCGTACTCGGCGAGTTCTATTACGCTCCGGTTCCAACCTGTACTCCTCGGGATCTCCTCGCGTCTGATCACGTCGATCTTCGCCGGCTCCCGCTTACGGCGCACTCTCATAACTCCTCCTCTCCCCCGTCGCACTCCATCTCGAAGTTGCTCCACGCCCGAGCGAAGATGCGATCCGCCGTCTCTCGAAGCTCGGGCTTCACTCTTGGAAGCCCCTCGTTTAGGACGTGGAGGAGGTCGGAGAGAATGTCCGAGTAGATGGTCTTGTCCCCGTCTCCGTAACCGCTCGTGATGTAGTGATCGATCACCTCCTTCCCCCTCTCGAACGCCTCCACTCTCTCACGAGCCATCGCCCTGAGCCTCCCGTCTCGCCTTCGCGGCGTCGATGAACTCCTTCTGACTCTCCTGTGCCTCGGCCAGCACGATCCCCGCGACCAGCATGTCCACCTCGTGTGAGCAGAGCATCCCTGGTGTCACCACGGCGTGCTGATCCCCGAGCTTCCATCGATGCATGTTGAGCCACATCGTGAGCAGTCCCCTACTCCTCTCGCACGCCATCGCCCCTCCCCTCCGCAGCGAACAGCTCGTTGATCATCTCGTCCGTTTCGTCTGAGTCAAGGCGCTCGGGTGGAATCGAGAGCCCCGTCATCTCGTGGATCCACTTTACGAGCAGCTCAGTGCTCTGTCTGCACGGCATCCGCTCGCCTCCCCAATCGCTCCAGTAGGTACGTAAGCACCGCCAGATCCCCTGCTTCCGGGTTCGCGTCGATCACCTTGGCGATGAACGTGGCTTTCGTGCTCGAAGTCAGCTTCGGCTTCGTGAACAGTGCAATGGGGGGCGCTTCCTTCCCTTGCATCACGGCTTGGATCGCAGCGAAACTGCTCGACTTGACCCGCTTCCCCCTCCGCGCGAGGACCAGCGTGCTCAGACTCACCCCCGCTGCCTCCGCCATCTTTAGCCACGTCAACCCCTTGCTCTCCTTCCACTCCAGAAGCTGCCTCGCAAGCGCCTTCCCTGTAGCAACCGAGCTTCCGCCTCTCGCCATGTCAGGACTCCTCCACTCTTCGAATCACCGCAGTCCACGCCCCAGGCGCGAACGCCCGCACGAGCCGCATGTCCACCTCGAACTCCAAGGCTCCGCACGACGAGATCCCACAGCTCTCTGCGCCGACAAGCACCTCTCCGCCGTCATCGCCTATCACGCGGTACACGTAGATCCTCGCCACCTCCGGCTCTGGTCCCTCGTGTGCGCTCATTTCAGTTTACCCTCCACAGGACTTGAACAAGACAATCGCGCAAGCCAAGGCGCCAACTAGCCCCGTTAGAGCCAAGATAAAGGGAATCCACCCGAGCCAGTAGTCCAGCCTCGCCTCGCGTTTCCGCTTGAGGAACCTCCTTCTCGCATCGACTTCGCCCGGAATCTCGTGTGTAGAGCCTCCGCGTCTCAATGTGCCCTCTCCTGCGCCCGCAGGATCCCATTCATCGCCCGTGCGAGCACCCGCATCTCCGGCCCAAGCGACGATATCTCCCTCTCACCCATCGCCTCGATCCGCACCCGCTTCCCGATGGTTTCGAGCGCGCACACCAACTCGGGGCGGGTGTGAAAGAGCCTCGCCATGCGGATCGTGTTGTCCCGGCTCGGCAGGCACCGGCCGCCTTCCCACCCATACACCGTCCCCCTCTCCACCCCGAGCAGCTCTGCCATCTTCGCCGTGGAGATCCCTGCCTCCAATCGCAGGTCTCGGATGATCGTCGCGGCCTCGTCCAGTCGGTTCTTTCTGAGTTTCGTCATGCGGTGCCTCCTCGTAACTCGTTCAGTTCGTGTAGCGCAGAACACAACTTGCACCCGCACCCTTCGTGCGGCGCGGTGTCCTCGTGCTCCCTGTGCTCCCTCCAAACCGCCAGCGAACTCTCCAGCCCCGCGATTTTCGCTTTGGGGTCCAGGTCCGCTACCCTCACCTTCAACTCATCCCTCTCGATCAGCGCCGCTACGATCTTCGAGACGCTCACCGAGATTTCCGTGTCAGGGATATCCTCGATCCTGTTTGGCTCACCCTTCACAGCATCAACCCCCTCCGCCGTTACAGCCCGCGATCTCGCAGGCCAAGCAAAGAGTTTCTATCACCGTTTCGTCCGGGTCCAGTGTCAGTGGGACTTCGCAACAACCGCAGACCGGCAAAGGCTCCCGTGGTCCTGCTTTGCACTCTTTCGGCTCACCCTTCACGACTTACCTCCACCTGGACCTCGAACTCCAGATCCCCGAGGATCTCCGAGATCAACCTCGGCTGCTGTGATCCATCCATCGAAAACCACGGGATAATCCTCCCGTCCTCCGGCGGATCAGGGGTGATCCACAACCCCCGCTCCCACGCAGATCGCAGGAACCCTAGCATCTCCCCTTTGTACCTCACCCGAAGCCCCACAAGCTGTCGCTGAGGCTCCAATTCCGTCGCTCGAATCCACTGGGTCACATCAGCCCCCTCTCCCTCATCGACACGAGCCCTCTCGGACTCACGATCAGGTGATCGTACAACCCGATCCCCAGGATGTCCGCCGCTTTCCGAATCGCCATCGTGAAGTCCTGGTCCTCCTGGCTCACCTCCAGGCTTCCAGACGGATGATTGTGCGCGAGGATCACCCCCATCGCCCCATGATCAATCGCCGGCTTGAATATCTCTCTCGGATGCGTGTGGGTGGTGTTTAGGCTCCCCACCGAAATCTCCTCCCTCGCAAGGAGCTGATTCTGAGCGTCGAGATAGAGTCCCACGAGGTGCTCGCGCTTCATCTTCGACAGCCCACGAACAACGGCGTAGGCGGTCTTGGGATCGGAGATCGCCTGTGCCTCCCTCACCTCCACCTGTCCCCCGCACATCTCGCACACCGCGTAGCTCCCCTTACCGTTCGCTTTATACTTGCTCATGCCGTCCCTCTCTGCCTCCTAAGCAGCCTCTTGAAACACCGCTCCCCACACGTATCGACGTGCTCACTCTGCCCACGCCCCGGTCCAAGTGGCTTCAACAGCCTCCCGCAGATCACGCACTGGCGCGGCTGGACTTCTCGCCCCTGTTGAATCCAGATTCCCCGTGTCATCTCACCCTCCAACAGTTGCACTCCGGCGGCGCGCAGCAGCTACATTCCGCCAAGAGAGTCCCACTACATAGCAGGCACCTCCAGACATTCCCTCTCAGGTACACCGCATCGTTCTGTTCTGCCTGCCACCGGACATTTACAACCGTCTGCTTCGTTTCCCTCGCAAGCTCAACCGCCCGTTCATCCGTTAGGATCATGCCGCCCTCACCTCCTCCACGAAACCCGCTCGGAAGTTCCACTCCACCCTCTCCGGGAGCACCCTATCCCCCCTCTCCCCCGCGAGCCACATCGTGAGCGCCGCTCCCGTGATCGCCGCCGCGTTCGAGCACAGCGCCCTCGCGCCGCACTCCGAATGCGTGTATGTCACCCCGAACAGGCTCCTCTCGAAGTCCTCCACGCTCGTCGGAGGGCAGAACACCACGCTCCCTCCCTCCGGTGCCACCCGCACGTCGATGATCCGCCGCGGCGCTCGTCCTCGTGTCATCGCCGCTCGCCATCCGTCGATTGTGGCGTGCCATCCCTCCTCCGCGTCTGCGCACATGAACACCACCTTCTCGTCGAGAAGCGGTTGTCCAGGGGCTCCTGTGAACATCTCAGGGATCGCCCGCACCCGCAACCCCGTCATGAGCCGGATCCCCCGTGCCAGCGCCCTCACCTTCGCCTCCCCCACAGCCCCCGGAGCATACACCTGCGCCGGCAGGTTGTGAGGCTCCACCTTGTCGGCATCCATGACCATAACGCTCTCGAACCCCATCTTTGCGAGCTGGAGCGTAAACCAGCTCCCCGTAGTCCCGGCGCCGAGGATGAGCACCTCCACGCGCCGGAGCGCTGCCGGGACCAGTCCCTCCTGCCGTCTGTAGTCCGCCGCTGTCATGTCAGGCACAGCTCTCCTCCCACTCTTGAAGGTATGCCTGGAGCACCCGCCGCATGAGCTTGAACTTCCGCACCTGGACCCAGCTCCCCGACGTTCCACGAGGCTCCCCAGCCCATCGCCACAGTTTCCCGTTCGTGACCTCGTAGATCAATCCCCCCACCGTGGTCTGTTGCCCCTCGAACGCCTCCAGCTCGTCCACCACCTCCACCCTCGTCATCCCCTTCACCGAGGTGAAGTCGTCCGCGCTAGTCCCTCCACCTCCCCCACCAGCGATCTCGCCAGTCCTGGAGAGGCTCCCCACAAAAGGGCGAGTGGTGTCCTCCCCATCGAAGTTGAACGATCTCACACCGTCGAGGAGCGAAATCGTCGCCCGCTTCGTCGCCGCCCTCGCCGCCGCGGCCTGCTCCGCCTCCCACGGATACGCCACTCTCTCCTCCACGAACTCCAGGTCCGTGATCCTCACGAACACCGGCTTGTTCACGTACAGCTCCCCGGCGATCTCCCCCTTGAGATTGTGCGTGATCCCCACGCACCAGTCCTTCGCGCCGAAGTGCTTGAGCAGACTCTTAGAGTCCTCGCTGCTTCGGTGCGCCGCCAGTGCCGCATGGCTGTGCCCCTCCATGTTCAGGTCCGCCGGGTCACACCCATCGGCGAACACCCTCTCGTAGAGCGCGCTCACCTCCTCCGCGTCGATGTCCCCGTGCGCTGCCCCGACCTTCTGCACCGCTGGCAGCCACACCCGCTCCACGCGCACGCACGAGGAACTCACCAGCCTCGCAATCCCCAGCCACGCGATCTCCGTAGCCGTCCCGCCCCCGTTGTCATCCAGCCCCGCGTTCTCGATCCACGTCTTCACGAGTGCGAGGATCTCGTTCGGAAACCTCACTTTGACAGGCATTCTCTCCTCCTAGCGGCGTGACTGTAGCTCGCCGTCTCTGTACGCCGCGATCACGCACTTGGCACTGCAATACTCCCCCTCGCCGTCGCCCGAGCGGAAACCCTCATCGCACCCCAGACAGGTGCTGAACGTCTCGCCGTAGCAGGCCTCACAGTAGGAGTCTCCGCTGTGGTCAATCACGTCGTCGCAGTGGACGTACTCCGAGCAACTCGTACATACGGAGTAGTCCCCCCGACACTCGGCGCAGACACGCCTGCCAGATAGATCCTCCGTCTCCCCGACGGTACCGCAATTCTCACATGTCGTCTCCGACTCTCCCGGAGCCTCACCTACCAAGTCTGGCCCAGGCGCCCCACCTGACGCCTCCGTCTCCACCGCCACTACCTCCGCAGTCCTCGTCAGCTCCGCATTGAACACCCCTTCACGCGCCACACCACTGCACCCAGGACAGCCCATCGCCACCGCGAGGCTCCAGTAGACCCTCTTCCCCAGCGGTCTGCACGTCGGGCACATCACCAGCTCTCTGTAGTGCTCCGGCCCGCAATACGGCACATCCCCGTCCCCGTTCCCGCTCCTCCCCGGTTGGGACTCCAGCAGCGCTCGCACTGTGTCAAACACCATCGCGTACCTGCCGGCTTCTATCAGCGAGCGAATGGACTCCTTCGCCGTGCCCAGGCAGATGAGCTGCTCACTAGCATGAACCCCGTAATGGTTATGCGGCCCGAATCCGGGGGGCGCCCCATTCACTCCCGGCAGCAACGCCTCTCCACTCGGGAGCACCACGCCTCCGAGCCAGCGGATGTTGAGCCTGCTGTCCACCGGTGGAGCTACTGGCACCTCCACCGCCCCTAAGAACTCGAACCCTCCACTCTTGAACCTCATCGGCATCACGAGGGCCTCTCCGCTTCTTGTCGCTCGCACGCCCATCTCCACGAGCGCCTCGGGCTCACTGGCTCGAACCTCCGCCCAGTGGCGCTCGGTCTCGTTGAGCTGGCGTCTGACGTTCTTCAGAGACTCCTCGGCTGACTCCAGGAGGGCCTCCCGTGAGATCACCGTTGTACCCAGCGCCTCGCACTTCCGCCTCCCCTCCGCCCCGAGCGCCGCGGCTATCTCCTGTCTCGCAAACATGCACACCGCCATCCGATCCATCATCCCCGCCCTCTCAAAAATGCAGGGGGAGCCATGCCCCGCTCCCCCTGCGAGAATCACGCCCGAGGCGCCGCTACGACCGGACCTTGTACTCCGGCGCCACCATCACCCTCGCGCCTTCGGGGATCGTCACGTTGAGCCCCGCCGACTCCCCGTTGATGCGGATGTGCGACTTCGGGTCCAGGAGGGCCTCCTGGAAATCCCCGAACTCCTCCCCGCACTCCTCCGCGGCCACGCCGTTGAGGGTGAGGTACGACCCCTCCATGCGACCCGGCGAGGCGTCGTACTCCGCGATTCCCCTCACCGTGAACGGCACCCCGTTGTGCCCCGACACCTCCACCGCGAAGGTCGTGCTGAGGCTCCCCACGAACATGCTGCACTTCATCTTTTGCTTCTCCCTCTTGCGAATCACCTCGATCACCGGTGATCGGGGTGCCGTGCAACTGCAACACCCTTCACCACTCGAACACCTACCCCCTCGCCCTCACCTCCCTCCCACGGTGCGCCGTGAGGTACTCCCTCCGCCTCTCGGCCTCCACGGCCTCGCTGCGCCTCAGCTCCTCTGCGAGACCCCGCATTGCCTCCCGCGTCTCCGCGCTTGGGAGATGCGCCCGCATCCCTTCGAGCTGCCGGAGCACCTCGCTAGAGAGTCTATCCCTAATTGTCATGGCACTCGCCTCCCTCTCCCCGCGCCCCTCCCCCGCCCGAAACGCCGCCAGGGCACGCGGGGGGAATGCACCCTGGCGGCGCCGCGCCAAGGAGCTGCTATGGCTGCTCCTGGCGCTAGGGCGAGGAGGCTACGATTTGCCTCGAATCCTCGACAACCTGCGGCCCCCGCTCTATCGCCGCGAGCAGCTCCGTGTCCTCGCTCGTGAGGCCGGTGAGTTTCAACGCCTCTTCCGGCACTAGCGTGTGCTCAAGGTACGAGCAGAACATGTGCGGCTCCATGGGCCTCTCGTACCTCTCGGTGCACGTCAGACAGATCATCCTCTCCTCCCAGCGTGCTTGTACGGCTTTCCCTTCGGAAACTCCGCACCCTCAAACACGCAGTGGTAGTAACTCTCCAAGAACTCCCACAGCGCCTCACCGCCTTCGTTGCAGAGAATCCGAAACGGCTCATGGGCGTTCAACCCGGATCCGTCGGAGTAGCACTCAGCGCCGAGCAGATCGCATTTCGTTGAACTATGCCCTGCGTAGTGTGGTTCCCTGGCGTGATACCCGAGGTCGGCAGGCATCGCGGGGCGAACCTTCGAGAAGTCAAGCTGAGTGGGCTCCGGCAACCATCCCGCGAATAGAAGGAACTGCACCGCCCCCTTCTCCCCTTTGAGGATCCATCGGATCTGCATCCCGTGAATCCCGTGGCTCCCTCCCGCTCCGGGTTTGCAGTCTGGACTCCCGTTGACGCACTCGAACCGGATGCAATCGTGTCCAGGTTCGAAGGCAACACTACGCTCGAAACTCATGCAGCTCATTGGGCTCCCTCCTCGAACTCCATGTCGAGTACCTCGCATCCCTCGCCGTTCTCGATCCCGGCGCTCCCCCGTGCAATCCGGGCGTAGAGGAGCGAGAGATTCTCTTGTCCTACCCGTAGCGTGAGGAGGAGATGGTCCACCCCCGCAAGCGTGGCCCTCACACGCAGCAACTCGACCTGTTGGAACAGGGTCAAGTCCACTAGTTTTTGGTGCCAATCTGACCCCGCAATCATCTCGCCCCCTCCCCCGGATCCCTCATCCGAAACACTCCCGACTTCATCGCGTCCCCCGTACACGCCTCACACATCCGTGTACCCGTGCGGTCCTCCATGTCCACCCGAAACAAGGTAGCCGTGGCCCTCTCCTCGCACGAGCCCAGGCACTCTGGGCACGAGGGGTCCGTGTCCTCGCACACCGGCCTGTGGCTCATCTGGCCTCCCTCCACGCCGGCCCCGGCATGAGCGCCGAGAGTGCCATGAGCAGTCCTGCGGCGACCACGCATCTCCTCCGCTCCAGGCCCCGGCACTCCAGCTCCTCGACCTCGAATTGTAGCCTCTCCGCACGTTGCTCCACCCTCCCCCTCCACGTCGCTTCGAACCGTGTCACCTGCGTTGTCATGCTACCTCCCCTCGCGTGAGATTACCTCGCCACCCTCCTCGCACGTCTCGCCTCGTGTCCCTCGCGCATCTCGCGCGGGGATCGTGCTCGAAAGGCTGGTCGATCCAGGATTCTACTTTCACTTCCGAAACCGCCGATTTCCGAATTGTCCTAGAGCAGAGCGGCATTTGGAGTGAACTACAATGAATGTCACCCATGACTGACAAAGATTGTCAGTATTGGCCGCTGTGGCGTGACCTAAATTGTCGTTCACTCTAAAACCATTGCGGCACTAGGACGATTCGGAGATTGCTGGTTTCGGAGCCGTCTACAGAGGAAGTCGGATAGGCCGACTTCGCTAAAACATGGAGCGAGATATGAGCGAGAACATGCGAGCAGAGACGGACATCCTGAAAGAGCTGAACGCCACCCACAAAAAGGCTGGAGGGCGGCAACTCGGGGAACATGTCGGGTACGCGATCTCCGTGCGGCTACCGAAGTACGTCGAAGGGAGCGCCGTCCGGGTCCATGCGGTACACGTCGCAGGGGAGGATCTGGTGCTCGCACCTCCGCTGGGCGCAGAGGAAACGTCGGAGATGCTCCGGGGAGTGGATTCCCCGGAGATGCGGCGGGCGGTAAGCGAAGCGGCGGTCGGCACAATTCCCTTTGCGTGGGATCTGGAAGGCGCGCAAATCGAAGAGGGAACGATCAACGCGCAAGACTACATGCTGGTCTCTCCCGAACCGCGCAAGGCGAAGGGCGTAGCGCCCACGGTGGATCTGGCGGCAGTGATCGCCTCGGCGGTCAAGGCCGCGTTGAAGTCGGTCAAGGCGTAAAGCTCCACAATCAACGACCGCTGGGGAGCGATTGCGAGCCCCAGCGGTCACAATCGCGGGGAAAACAATGTCAACATTCCGGTACGTCGGTACGCGGTTCGGGGACGCGGTAGCCGTGGACCCGGTGACAAAGGCCGAACTAGTCCTTTGTGCGAACGGGGCGCTGTACTCCCAGACCGCAAGCGGGGCTCCGCTTTCCGTACTGTTCTCTGTCTATCCGCCGCGCCCAGAGTACAGCAAGTAGCACGCTCGCGGGGAGAGGAGCCTTGCCGCTCCTCTCCCTCACCCTCTCCCCGCCGATGCGCCCATCGCATCCCGCGATGCCGCGCCAGCATCCCCGCGATCCCCATCGCGCAACCCGCCCACGCGATCCCCGTCCCGCGAGCGCTCGAAACCCCCCAAGGGGTACCCCTCTTTG